GGGCTGTGCCATCAGGGACTGTCGTCTACCAAAATCTATCCGTTAGAATTGAGCCTGCCAAGCCAAGTCAAGTTTTATTGGAACAAGGCTTACAAGTTCCAACACTTTTCAATGTCATGTTATTTGCTGGAAACATTGAGGTGAAGCATAACGATCAGATTAGATTTACCGCTCCCGTAAATGACAGGTATTACAACAAAAAATTTAGAGTTATAGGCGTTCAAAATTCAAGCAACGGATATTTTCAAGACAGGAATCAAATCAAATTGGTGGCTCGCAGATGGGAAGAATCGCATTCTAATAACCTACAATGACAGATGACCTAATTAAAGGACTCAAAAGGCGTACCCGCGCATGGGGCGATGAAATAAAGAAACTTGCCAATCAAAATCTTGGCAAGTTCAGAAGTCTTATATCTGTTACATTCAGGACGGTGGAGAAAGACGGGAGGGTTGGACTTGACATTACCGCAACAGCTACCGACCCCAAGAAACCTGTCGTTCGTGCTTATGAGTATGGTTCGGGTATTCATTCAAGGGTAAAGAGACGCTCCCCACATCAACTTCCTGATGGCAGGATATTGATAAGACCAAAAACGTCAGGGAAACTACTCGCTTTTCATTGGGAAATTGCAAACGCCAATCCTGAATTATTTGCATTTGATAAAAAGGGAAGAGTTTTACTTCCTGAGGTGAGACATCCTGGAGTCAAAGCCGCCAATAACGGAAAGGGCTATCTTTCTCCTGCTATTGCAAAAGTGCGTAGAAAGATGAGGAAAGAAATATTATTAGAGGTGCGGGAGTCGGTAATGGGGCAATTCAAGAAAAAGTTTAAATAGAAAACACCGTGTTTACTCAAAAGACTTCTTCGCCAGTTCCTCTTTATACCACTCCGGAACCCCACTAACAATTCCCCTTGAAATCTTGCTCCAAAAGTGCTTGAATAGCTTTTCTTTTATTTCTTCCTCACACTCTTTGAGCGTGTCTGCCGACACTTCTTTCATCAATGCGCCAATATCTTTGGGAGAACCGTCAAGCAATCCCCGTTCTTGAAGATGTTGAACGGACTTCTGCCATCTGGTGTTTGAACGATATTCCCCTATCAAAATCGCCTCAATATCCCTATTATTAGGATTAGACTTTTTCCACTCGCCCTGATGAATCTCTTTGAAGGCTTCTGAGACATACTTCCCCATTGCCACTTTCTTCTCTTGTGTAAAAACAGAGTAGTTTTTGATAACAACACCTTCAACCAGTGTTCCGCCTAGTACAGATTCTTTTTCAAGAAACGATTTGAATTGTTCAAAATCCGACACCTTGCCTTGATACATAATGGGAACACATTCAAGACCGATTCTCTCCGCTTCTGCAAGTTTTTCCTCATACGGCATATATTCCTCAAGACCCGTATTAATGTCAAAAATGATAATGAAATTCTTCGGGGTTCTGGAATATTTCAACGTGTTATGTTTCGGTGATTGAAGATACTCGCCTCTGTAAAACCACCCATCGCGCAGAGGAAGTTCTTTGATGACTTCAACTGCCTTCGAGAACATCTTTTCGGGAGCATCTAAAATAATGTCTTTTCCCTTACTTCTGCATACCAATTCTCCGTCTATTCGACCAAATGAGAACTGAGAACCATCGCACTTTTCTTCAATCAGAACATCCGAATCAAACAAATTGGCAATAGCCCTATGACCGAGAGCGTAAATGGATGGGTAACTACTGATATGTTGCATTTTCTCTCCTTTTCATGTTTGAAGGATACCATAAAGTAGGTGATAATTACTTAGAGGAACATTAGAATTTATGATCTCAAATGCAGACATCCAGAGCGCATGGATTACAAAGCTAAAAGCGAACACGTCAATAACAAACCTAGTTTCCGCTGTGGAAATACGAGAAGATTCATACAAGGGAACGGATTTCGTATATCCCAACATTCGCGTGAAACTTGGAAACCTGACCCCGCAGAATCCCAACAAGAACTGCCAAGTTTTTAATTCCAAAGTCTCAATTCTCGTCTTTACGGAGGAGAAGTCCTCAAAACAGGCAGATCAAATCGCTGGTGTGATAGCAACACAGTTTTGGGGGCTTACATTTTCAAGCAATGGGGTTCGTTTTGCGGGAGTGACATTAGAGTCCGTATCACCCGCGGAAGTGCCCGAAAGTGATGTGAATTCTTGGCTTGCAAGCACAAACTTTAGCTGTACTGTTCAGACTGGATAGGAAGGATATTTATGCAAACAAACTTTTCAAAACGCGCTGTCTCTGACACAAAAGCCGTAGTTGAATTAAAAGTACAAGAGACTACAATTAAGAAAGCACAAAGAGTCGCTGTTTATTCTATTTACGACGCCAGACTGAGCTATGTTGGTCGCGTGAGCGGTGAACAATATATCTGGAGCAAGATAGATGAATCGGTTCTCGTGTTAACTGAGGATGTGCCGTATCTCTTGGAAAAGAGGCTCGGCTCTCGAAGTTGCTGTGGCGGAATGAACCAAGATGGCAACCGAGTTTTTGAAATTAGGAGTTAATTATGACAACGTTAACCACAGGAACCCCGCAAGGCAACGTTGATACCCAAGAGGATTTGTATATTGAATCGTCTCCATATATCTTCATTCAGGATAACACGGCAAACCCGCTGAACAATCCTGATTCAGATGGTTTCTATTGGGGACTAAGTGGAACTACAACCTATCCGGTCTATGAATTAGGCTGTATCCAAGACGTAAGCCTTACCGAAGGGTTAACGATGAACGATGTTCGTTGTGACACCGTAGGTATTGTGGATACTGTTCAGAGACGGGATTATGTGGAGTTCAACTTTACAATCCTTTCGTTGTTCCCGCTGGTCACTTCCCGACATCCTCTCAATCTGTCCGTTCCTGTTGTGGCAACTGGCTATGAAAAAGTTGGAATCGGTCAGATCAATAATGTTCGCAAGTACATGGTCTACGCGCCAATTGTCTATGACGCCGATAATGGAGACTATCTTTTGTTCCATCTCCACAAGGCTAAGTTCGTGGACGCTTGGACGATTGACTTCAAATCTGGTGGCAACCCCTGGGCTATCACTGGTCTGAAACTTCGCGGTTATGCAGATACTACGAAACCCGCAACCCAGCGTTTCGGAGTTATCGTGAGATCGGATTTGAGTGCCTTGCCGTAACCTTGAACATCGGGTTTCGCAAATTTATAAATCTCGAAAATAAAAAAATCAAAATCGTATCGGCAACAGAGGATGAGAGTTTTCCTGAAAAGGTCTACTCTTATCTCTCTGTTGCTTTTGATATTCCAGTCAAGAAATTAGAAAAGAAAGATTGGCAAAAGACACTACTCGATATGACCGAGGCGATGAGAAATTTCGCGCCCGACAGTTCCCTGCCGCTTCTACAAGGCTCTCCACAGAAAGAAAAGCCTGCCGATTGGGATTACGAAGATAGGGCGTGGGCTTATCACTCTCACGTCCTAGCAAAGGCTTATGGGTGGACACTGGAATACATTGCAGAACTAGGTGTCAATGAAGCCTTAGCTCATTTACAGGAAATATTAGTAGACGAACAGCTTGAAGATGAGTTCATGTACGGATTGAGCGAGGTTGCTTATCCTTACAACAAATCAACCAAGAAGAGTGAGTTCAAGCCCATGAAACGCCCCTACTTCATGCGCCCGTCTATTTCAAGTGCGATCAAGAAGGTCAGGATTAGAAAAGATATGTTGCCGCAGGGACGTATCATTGATGTAAGTGGGATGCCAGAAGAGTATGCAATTCCTGGACTTGTCACAGAAAAAGGATGAGAAAACACGGTGTTTACTAAGAGAAAACTAAACCTAAGAAAAATTCACAAATTGTATCTAACCCTAAAACATTGCCTGCCTGTAAAAGAACATCAATACCTCATAGATCAGATAGACGAAATACTGGACAAGGCACAGGATGGCATGATGGTTAGATGTCTTGGAATTATGTATAACAAGGATTTTAGTAAAAAATCGTATGTTGAATTGTTGACTTTGTTTATCAAAGGACTAAGAGAAAACGACTTCTTTGCATACGTCAATTTCATAAAAGGAATGTCAAAAAGTGATACTAGTAATAGTACCAAGAAGTAATGTTGAACTGAACGCAAAAACCGCCCTGACAGAACTACGGGGATTACTGTCTGGAAACACCGCTGAGTTCGGTCAATTTCTGATTCTCAAAAGCGAAGAGTGGAATATGCCCGCCAAAGTACTTCTTGGTCAATTTGAGAAACTTGGCGCAGAATTTTCAAACAAAAAAGATGCGGGCAAGGAATTGTATGTAGGCGTAAAAAAGTACCTAGACAATCCAGTTAGTGCAAATAGTGCACATACTGAAATGCTAAGTTCCGAAGATGCTGAAAAACTTGTATCCATCATTGCCAAATACATTGACTTGGACACCATTGGAGAACTGACGGGGAAAGAGTTTGCGCTTCAATTATTCAACAAAATGGACTTAGATGAAATAGTGGTAATTGAAAAACTTCTGTTGGGTGATGATTTTTCTGAAACACCCACATCTGAAATAATGAACTTGTGTATTAAGGCAATGATAAGAAATAATTTGTTGAGTCTACTCAAAGTCTATAATACGGGGGGTAATAATGGCATCTGAACAGGTCAGATTTGACATTCTAATTGAAGCCAAGATTGCTATGGCAACTATGAAAGAGTTGCTAAAAGACACTCAAGACAATAACATCAAAATGAAGGCTTTTAGCAATACGGTGTTGGAGTCCAGCAGGGCGTGGGGGAGGTCTTGGCAATATGCTCTTGGAATTTACAAACAACTTAATGCGGAACTCTCAAAAGCGCACAAACCCACTATGTTTGGAAATGTGGGTGGACAAGATTTGTTTGCTGGTACGGGGAAAATTCTTCAGGGTATGGAGGATGGTGGAAGAATAGCATCCAAAGTTGCGGAAGATGTTAAGAAAGTACCTAAAGCCTTAAACGAAATCCCCCCTGCTGTACAAAAAACCTCCAACGCATTCGGAAGCATGATAAACGTAGTCAAGGGTGCGATCACCGCCATGCTGACTCTTGCTGCTCTGCGTGCCGTTACTCAGTTCTTTACTGGCGCAATAAAAGCCGCTCAGGATTTCAGGGCGCAATTACTTTTGCTGAATTTTTCAGAAGCAATTCTTTCGCAGAAGGGGATGGATATAACCCGCGCCGAACTGGATAAGTTCGTTACGGATGTAGAGACCAAGTTCAAGTATCTGTCTAAACTACAGGCGATGACGATAGTAAGCGAAACTGCGGGGGCTACTCAGGAATTTGGCATATCCAAAGAGCAACTTGGGGATTTGACCAAAGCAATTGCATTTATCCAACTCAAAAATAAGATGCTTGGGCGCGAAGATGTAGACGCCGCTCACATCATCAACGCCGCAATGGACGCTCGCTCCAATTTCTTCAACGGAATGGGTATCAACATCACCAAGAGTATTGTAGACCAAAAAGCCTATAATATGGGATTGGCAAAATGGGGAGAAGAACTTACTAAAGACGCCAGATTCCAAGCCATTCTTGCGCTACTTGTAGAACAAACATCATCGAAGCAGGAAGAACTTAATAAGCAGTTAGAGGGGACTCCACTCGGCAATCAGATGAAGTTTAGCAAAGAGTGGGCGGATACAATGCTTGAAGTAGGAACTTCTCTACTTGCAGTAAAGGACAACCTGATTGAGCTATGGGCTAATATAAACGCCAATCAGGGTACTTCTAACGCTATTATAGCATTTTTTGAAAATCTAACTGGCAATACAAACGATTTTATTAACGCTTTGGATAATGCAAATGAAGTCCTTACTATCTTTGCGGCTACCGAAGACGCTCTCAATAAAAAATATGGGGGGAAAGATAAAGGCGGAATTTCCCTTAATCAAATTGTTGGATTTCTAACCTTCAATCTTTGGCAAGCCATCATTCAGGGGCTTGCAACTCTTACAGCCGAAATAGTAGCGTGGGCCGCAACCCTGTGGATAGAAATAGCGTCAGGCACTCCTTTTCTTGAGGCTTGGAAAAGCGCGGGGAATAGTGCAGTAGAAGCGTGGACTTCTGGATGGGATAAGGCTTGGAAAATCTGGAAAGGCGAAGCAGAATTATTTACGCCAAATACGCCTGCACCTGTACCAAACACTCAAAGAGAGGCGGGCTTTGGCGGAGGGCATAGCGTTCCTTCTGGCGGGGGAGAAACACAAGAAGAAATCAACGCAGAAATGCAAGAGAAGCTGGACAAATTTAATCAAGAAATACTTGAAGCCCAACTGAAACTCGCACAGGACATGGAAGATGCGGCGATAGACCTGGGGCGAAAACTTTATGATATTACGGTTGAATATGAACAGAAACGCGCAGACGCTTACAGAAATTATCAAAATAGAATTGACGATATCAATAGAGATTTTGACGAAAAAATAGAAGATATTAATCGTAAGCAACAGGAAGATAAAGCTAAAGAACGGCAGGATGAACTAGAACGGGAACGAGAGTTTCAGAACAAGATGCAGGAGTTGAAAGAGAACTTCCTGATGGATTTGGATGATGCCCTTCATGCTCGCGATGCCCGCCAAATTTTACGACTTATCAAACAATATAACCTTGACAAACTTCAAGCTGAAAGAAAAAACGCCCTTGATGAACAATCAGCAAAAGAAAATGCAAGGATTCGCCAAAAAGCATTTGATGAACAACGCAAACAAGCAGAGGAAGAAAGAAAACAAAAGATCGCTGATGCACAACAAGACCTCAATGATAAACTAGCCCAACTTGCTCTGGACGAAGCCCTTGAGATTCAAGCGGCTAATTTGAAATATCAAAGAGAGATAGAAGATTTAACTCGTCACATGCAGGACAGGCTTGAAATTATTGCGGCTAATCTTGCAATGGAATATGCTACTACGGCAGGTTGGTTGGCGGCTATCGTTGCTGTATACAGACAATACTATGCCGATGTAAGTGCCATCTACGCCGCTATACAAACCATGATGAGTGGAGCAGGAATTTCAATGGGAGGAACAGGTGGAAAACTTCCAGAAGCTGGTGGAATAGGTGGAGTAGATAATCCTGGAATGGGCGGAGGTTTCCGCTTTGCCAAGGGGGGTACACTCTTTGCCAATCGTCCAACTAATGTTACTTTTGGTGAAGGTGGACTTGAAATGGCAACCTTCACTCCTCTTGACAGGCGGGGGCAGGATACAAATAAAATATTCTCGTCTCTGGGCGGGGGCGCAAATGGTGCAGACGGAAAAATAAGTATTGAATTATTACTATCCCCTGATTTAGAATCAAGGATAGTGAGCAACACTCTGAATAAAACAGCGGATATTGTGACTCGAATAAGGAACTCGAAATAAAATGCAGGGCGCATCAGGAACTTTTGGAATCAACGGAACAGATTTTATTCTCCCCCCTTCAACCGCCGCGTGGGGTACTCGTGACACGCTTGGAATTGATGGGAATGGACATCCTATCTATCCCGCTCTCAGAACTTTTGAAATGATGTGGGAACTCGCCAGTCCCTCAGATGTCAAACAACTCATAGACACATATAACTCTGTGAGCAATACAGGAACAGTTGTATTTGACCTTCCCAAATGGGGAGATGCAAATTATATTTTCTATTCTTATTCGGGATGCGTTCTAAGAGAGGCTGAAACCGGTGTGTATTTCAACGAATATATTACCGATGTTCGCGTAATTATTGATAAAGTGAGGACTACTTAGTGATACTGACTTCTCCAGATTTGGAGCTACTTCGCACCCGCCCAAGCACAACTAACTTAAATCTATTCATCTTCCAGCCCCGCTCGGTAATGAAGTGCAGAGTAAATGACGCATCCATAGCAAAGGGAGCTAGAGAGATAGTCTACAACGCCGTGTCGCTTGGGTCTTATCTGGACGTTGAAGCTAATATGACTATGTTGGTAGGAACAAGCGCAGGGGCTAGTGATGTGGGGCGTATAAGAATACGCTCGGCGGATGGGAGTCAATTTGTAGTAAGCGAAAACTCAAACATAGAATGGTCAAACGCCCTGCATCTTACAGTTTTGAGATATTGGGAAATATGGCCTATTTTTCCAAGAATCATTCCCGATCCAGCAGTTACAGATAATGTTATCTTCTACAAAGACTATGATATTGCATACACAAACCAAAATACAATTCTTGGTACTTTTGTAAACGCAGGACCACACAGACCCGTTCTAATTGAAAACGGCACAGGGACGGTCTACTATTCATCCAACGGTATTTACAACGTACTGGGAGATGCGCTTAGTTTCAATTGGGCATTTGAGGGAGGGACTCCAACAGGAAGCGTATCTAACACCCCTGGCAATGTTGCTTATACAGTTCCAGGTGATTATGTAACAAGGATTATCGTTACATCTGCATCTGGCGCAGTGGATACTACATACAGATACGTTTCAGTAAAAAACAAGATTGGCGAGGGAAGCACTACTCCAACCATTAGATGGGAAATGACAAATCTTGCGGGTTCAAGGGGCGAGGCTGGGTACTCTGCCGAATTCACTGTATTTGACAATATTACTATTGACGAAAATGCGGTAGTCATGCTTCTCGCTGATGACTGGTATGGTGGGACACATCAATCTCTTGGCGGCAACTTTCCAAATGCAGAAAAGATTTTCTTCGTTGGATATATTGACAAGGGAAGTTTGAAATACAATTATAGAGAAAGCTCATATTCATTTACAGCATCCAGTATAACAGCACTAATGAAAAAGGCTTCTGGATTTTCAGTTTCAGTTGAAACGTCCGCCGCTCCCGATACATGGTTTAAGTTATTGAATCTTGATTGCCGCAGGGCAATTTATCATTACCTTCGCTGGCACAGTACGGTACTCAATACCACAGATTTTGAGTTTAATGGAACAGATTATCCAATTCAATACTTTGACGCTGACAGAACTTCACTATTCGATTCAATTGACAGTTTCCTTCGTGGAACACTTGTTGGAACAATGTCATCAGACCGTCAAGGTAGGTTGTACGCAGAAGTTGAACCGATGGCATACTCAGACCCAACAGGCTCGTTCACTCCTGTTATGGAGATAACCAATCGGGATTGGATGGGACAGCCTGAAATAGAAGAAAAGCACGGAGATACGGTTTCCTATGTCGAGTATGGCGGAGTTGCATATAGCGGAACATCAGGCACATTTCTCGCTCTACTTGCAGATGCGCCAGGTGGTGTGCCTGCGTTTAGGGGAGATGTGGAAAAGAACTCGGGTTTAGCACTTGCAGATCAGACACAATTGAATGCTCTGACTGGTAATATATATGCCAATAAGAATTCACGTTACCCATCCATAAGTTTGGACATGGCAATTCCTCCCAGAAATCTTGACATCGCTCCGTATGAAACAGTTCAGGTTATTGTAAATTCTGGAGATACTGTTCGTGGGATTGCACTGAATAAGTTATACATTCCTGACACGGCGTCATGGCAGTATGACCCCAAAAATCAAATTCTTCTCTCATCAATTACGTTTCTAAATCTTGTCAACGGACAACCTGGGGAGACTATCACCATTCCAGACGCACCTCCCGAAGATGGGTTCGACCAGCCCGGAATTGACATTCCCAACATTCCAATATTCACACCAGTTCCAATATCTAATTCTCCTACATATACATGGGTGATAAAAATGCCAGGAGTCGGAGGAATTCCCGGACCCAGACTACCCCAAGATCATACAGCCCTGCGGGTTGATGCTTATTGCGTAGGCGGAACTTCGGTAACTTTCAATATAGAGATATGCTCTTCTGCTGGAGGTGGTGGAACAGATATATTAGCGGCAGATGCGGTTGCCACTACAACTGCGGGTACAGCAGTTCCAGCGGTATCTGCAATTCCTCTTGGAAGTTGGCTCTGGTTGGACATCTCCTCCGTATCTGGGGCAGTAAGCGAATTTGTAGTTACTTTGGCAACATCAGGATAAAATGACAGAACCCAACAACGCCAATAACGGAAAAATCTATAATTTAAGAATGCCAGACCCAAATAATTCAAGAGTAGCTCATACCTCGCTTGTAACTGGCTCTATGAATTTTTTGTCGTCTACATTTATGAATGCCGGTGGATACGAAAGTCCTGGCATTACAGAACCCCTTGTATGGATTTCAGACGAGCCGGGCACGAGGGAGGCGGCTGTATTAATAAGTAGTACGATTTTAGATGTAATTACGGTCTATACTGGAGTTACCGGAACCCCATCAATAACAAGAAGTAGCAGAACCGATTTCACACTAACAGACACTCAAGGCGTGCAGTGGCTTGGCATAAAAAAGGTGGGAAATAATTACAATATATACTATGGAGAGATTCTAACTTCCGATTCTGTGTATAGATTCAAGAAAATGGTCATAACTCCTGGAGTTGGAAGCGTGGACACCCTTATAGATGAGATTCCTCTGTCTCCAGAAAATGGGGCATGGGATGTGGCTCAAGTCAAAAAGGTTGAAAATATTGGTCATGTCAGTTTGGTAAAGACCTACCCAAACAAAATTTATCCATATAGATTTGATATTTATATTTATTCTATTGACATGGATACCGAAGTTATCTCTGGTGGTCTTACCTGGTCGTCTGGGGGAACGCCTACCCACTGGAAAAGCTACATGAAAGACTTTTCTTCACAAAGTCTGGTTTCTGTAGTAGCCCTTACAGCTTCTATGGGAGTGCTACATTGGGCTACTCATTATGTGGACGACGCAAGTAATACGGTTGGCGGAACTCCATTAATATTTCATGTTGTCGCAGACGGTGTAGACACGATTACTTTAGACACCGTTTCAAACGATTGGATAGGAAGTTGGTCTGTTGATGGTTTCTCGAAAGTTTGTCAATACAATACAAAAGATTTCTTGTTGGTTTGCGAAGCTTCAAGAAACCCATCTAACGGTCTTACGCATAGAGACTTGATAGATACCAATGGAACAGTCACAACAGAATTCGACCCAACCACCACCATCTACAATCCAACAAGTTCAAGATTGCTTCCGTTTATATCCGATTTCGCATTTCCTGCGGTTGCATATATTACCGGAACGTATCATAATATAGACATCTACACTGGACAACCAACCACTCAATTTTCAATAGCGGGGGTTACGTCAATATACAATATATTTCCTAATTTAGATGCCTTTGACGGCTCAATCTATCTTAGTGTTAGAAAAGATGCGAAAGACAAGATCATAGGAGTGAATCCGTACACTATGGATATTACAAAAACAATTGAGGTTACTCTTCCAAGCGCATCTACTTTAACAAGTAGTACCGTAAAGAATAGTTTCAATCACGGGAATTTTTTTGTTCGGTGGGGAATAGGCGGTTTCTCCGCGCTACAAGTGTATATATCTTATTTATTCAATCTGAAATCTGGATTGAATCAAGTCCAAATGATAATTGAGCAAAACTAATGACTCGAAAATTAAGGAAATCTTTTTCGGAATTCGATAAGACCCTAGCCAAAGAACCAAACATTCTCTTTGGAGAACTTGGTATTCCTCTTGGGGGAAAACAAGTAGTAGAAGTTGTAACTCGCAATGGTTTTGTGTATGTTCGCCTACGAAGCAATACATCGGAAATAATTCAAGCCTTCAATGACAAGGTATCCCCCGCCTATGGACTTCCTGTACTTGTTGTCAGGGAGGGAAATCGCTATGTTATAAAAGGTAGAGATACCGAAAGATATTCAGATTGGGGAAATGATTCTCCCTATCTCCCTCGACATGGAAACGCACACTCGTTCAATCCAGATGGAAGCGGAGGTGGGGATATGGTTTGGGTGTATGGGCAACAGATAATGCCCGCCCTGACTTTTCCGTCTGGCTCTTATGGTGCAGATAATGTATTGATTGCGTCCTATCCTCTAAAAAACCTGAACGGGGATTGGATGTATATTGGCAATACAGGAACTCCGTCTCTTACTCAATACAATCCTGTGTCTGGGTCTGCTTTGATATTAATTAGCATTGACACCAATACAGGGAATCCTTATTTACAGGCAACCACTGGGACATACATCCCTGAGTCAATCACCAGCATACAGGGATTGATGCCCTATCTTCCAGATAATAATAGTCCCCAATACATGCCAGATTCATTTGTCAGATTGGGGAGTGGAACATCAGTAATTGATTGGGGCAATATTTATGATATTAGACAATTTATCCCAGTATTGTCCACAGGTACTTTTATTGCAGACGGGGCAATTACTCCCGTTAAATTAGCCAACGCTTCCGCCCAATACAAATATCTTGTAGCTGGCGCAACCCCGTTTGCATACGCCGAAAGCGTGGGGGCGTTGAACATCGCCAGCGGCAAGACGCTGGTTGTGTCAGAGAGCTTGACGCTGACTGCTGGGGCAGCGGGATATACACTGACAGTGCCAGGTACGGGTGTCGCATTAGTCAAGCCGACTGCGCTCACAGTTGGCTATATTCCGTTTGGGATTGCCGCAAATTTAGTTGGCGAGGATGCTGGATTATTTTGGGATAACACAAACAAAAGATTAGGAATTATTCAAGTCGCCCCCGTTGCCCCTCTGCATGTAGGCGATTCGACGGTTAATAATAGTGTTGACGCCCAGATATTAATTTCGCGTGCCGTAAATGATGATGTTGCCGGAAATGGTCACGCATTTTCGGATTCATCCACCATCACTAGGTCTGGAACTATTGCCTACAATTCGTTTGACGGTAGAACTATATTTTCGGGAACAAATAACTACGATCATTATGCTTTAATGCAAGCGGCGGTAACATACAATTCTTCCGGGACAATGACAAATTTGTATGGATTTATCAACGTCCCAGCCATTAGTGCCGGAACAATAACAAATTCATACGGCATTAAGATCAATAATCCAACAGGTGCGGGAGCATTGACTAATAATTATGGGGTTTACGTAAGCGCTCTTACAAAGGGTGGGACGCTAAACTATGCGATTTATACTGCGGGCGCTACGATAAGTTATTTTGGGGGCGCGGTAAGTTTTGCCGACACCACAGAGTCCACATCCGCATCTACTGGCGCATTAAAGGTATCAGGCGGCATAGGCGTGGCGAAGAATGTCTATATTGCTGGCAAACTCGGAGTAGGTGTAAATCCAAGTTATTATATAGACGGAGTTGTGCCGAGCGGGGCAAACAGAAGCATTCTACGATTGGGCGTATTGGGCGTAACCAATGGTTTAACCGTAGACTACACCAACACTGGCACGATAATCACGATCCGAGGGGCTGACAGCCAACTTATAATAGGCGCACCAACTGGAGACGGAAAAGGGAAGGGGACGATTAACGCGCAGGCAGTTTATGATGATGGGGCGGGGCCGCTTACCGATTTTGTTTTTGAACCAGATTACAAAATGTTATCAATCTCGGAAATGACGAGGTATTATAATAAAGAAAAACATCTTCCAACCCTGCCTGGCATGGATGAATGGAAGGAAAAAAAGGGTTTATCTCTTGGTCAGATGTCAATAAATCTTTGGGAAACAATCGAAGTGCAGGCGAGATATATTACGGAATTAAATCAAAGATTGGAAATTTTGGAGAAAGGAAATTAAATAAAATGGAAATCAGCAAAGAAGTTAAAATACAGATAATCGAGAACGAGATTGCCGCTCATTTGAACGGACAGTATCTTTTAGAGATGCGCTATCGGGTGAGTAAAAAAATCGGTGCATCACCAGATGAATTGAAGGCAATCACGGACGAACTGACGAAGCTCGCCGCAAAACTTGACGAATGGGAGACGGTCAAGTCTGAATTGGAGAAGGAGTCAAAATGAAAGTAACTAAAATAATTGCTGGCGCGATTGCAATAATTCTCGCGCTTGTTGGCATAGGAGCAACCGCCGCGCAGTCTGATGTTCTCTGGCGCGGGGATGCGGAGACGGGTGATTTGTCTCAATGGGAAGTCCGCGCGCCGGGTCAAATCAGTGTCGTAACGAACCCTGTAGGACAAGGGAGATACGCGTACAAGTTTGTCCTGCCCGCCGATTTTGTTTCTCAAGGCGGAAAAGAGGCGGTATGGCTTTCTTCCAAGCCTTTCCATAGTGACGTAAGCGGCGAAGAAAAATACTATGGCTGGCAAGTGTTCATCCCAGCCGACTACCCCACCAACTCCGCATGGGCGCTTGTCATGCAGTTCAAAGGCGAGGGCACAGGTTCGCCGCCTGTTGCTTTGGGATATCGCAACAACTCGTGGAGTATAAATAATAATCCTGTTGCAGGAACTGGAAACAACGTAGTTCTTGCAAGGTTCGGAGCAACCAAAGGCAGATGGGAAAGATTTGTTTTCCATATCAAATGGTCTCCAGATCCATCTGTGGGTTTTATTGAAGCCTGGCACAACGGAAATTTAATCTTACCACTGAAGCACGTTTCAACTATTCATCTAAGCGGCGGTAATCCGGTACAAAATTATATTGATATGGGAATGTACCGCGATCCTAGTGTAAATGATACGGTAACTTTTTATCACGATGGGTTTATCGTGTGTAAAACCTATGTGTGTGCGGCGGGAGGACTACCCCCTGTTACTGGCGTTCCAACTCAGACAAATACTGCTCTGCCTATTACCAGAACGCCCACAGCAAGCCGTACACCTACACAGACACCTATTCCTTTTACGGTTACGCCCAGCCTGACTCCGCCTGTTGTGACTGCGACATTTACCCCAACAACCGCCCCGACATGCTTTGATGTATTCCGGTTTCGAAATGGTATTTATGAAAAGATAGGTAATATTTGCCCATGAGCAACTTATACCAAGTTCTGCCCGACTATCTAATTCCCAATTTCTATCGCAGCGGACGAGAAGGATTCCCTGTCTATCATCCTATTTGGTCATTAGGTGAATGCTTCCTGCCGATGGATATGTTAGTCAAGCTGGAAGATGATACAATTATTCCATCGCCTTACAATCCCGCGTGAAGGTCAATATGCAAATAAAACAACCGCCAATATATGACGTAAGTCATTGGGAAGAAATCCCAGATTTTACAAAGGTCTCACCACGACCCGTTCTATTTATTACAAAAGCAACAGAAGGAATAACATATAAAGATGATAAATTTATTCGTTTCTTTGGTGGCATGAAACAAATAGGTGTGTTGCGTGGTGCGTATCATTTCTTCCGGCAGGCATATAATTCGGTTGCTCAGGCGAAGTTTTTTCTTGGCTTTGTGGGTCAATTTATCACTTATAAAGACTTGCTGATTTTGGATGTTGAAGAGGGTGGAGAGACGGCTCCCATGCTTCAAGACTGGCTGGAGTATGTTCGTACTGAGCGACCTAATAATCAAATCATTATATACAGTCGCAAGAACATCCTTGATAGTATTTTGATGACATCTACTCAAAGAGCTTATTTCAAAACGTTCTCTATTTGGACAGCTGGTTATCCATATTTTCCAGACCAATACAGCACACCGCCCGCAAGTTATATTCCAGATCAGACACGTTTCGGGCCTGTTGTGCTGTGGCAATATTCAGATAAGGGGATTGTTTCAGGAATTCAAGGCTACGTGGATGTCAATTGGATTGACCCCGTTTTTCTTGAAAAGATGAACGGTTTACCTGACCCTCCTCCTCCCCCCACCGACGACACTATTTTATCCGAGCGCGAATACTTCCTTGGCGCAATTGAAAAAAGATGCGAAACTATCACAACACATGGAAAGGCAATATATAACCTAACCGAAATACTAACCGAAAAAGTAGAAAAGTTCTTTATCAGTCCACAATTGCAATCCCGCCAATATGTACCTAAGTTTTTAGAGGATTACGATCTGCACTTTGCAATAAATTGTGACGGGTGGACAACGCCTCCATTAATCCCCACTGGCTATAACGCTTCAGAGGGTCATCCTTATGGAATTACAGGAAATGAAGAAACAGTTTATGTAAGCAAGGATAACACTTTCTCTCTTACCCGCCCCGCCTCTATCTGGAACGCCTTTTCGTTTCAAAACCGCCTGATAAAAGATGGCGTAATTCCTGTCATAAATAAGAGTGTTGATGACATCCGTGCCCGCACAGCAATTGGGTATACACAAGATCAATCAAAGGTCTATCTAATCACAGTAGATGGTGGAGACCAGTACTCAAAAGAGGGCTTGAACTTCCAAGAGACCGCCGCTATACTACTTAAATTAGGGTGCTATCAGGCATTTATGCTGGATGGCGGTGGCAGCACGGCAAAGGTGGTTGAAGATCACGGAGTAAAGGTTATTGGATTGACAAGTGGCGAGGATTTGGTTTTGCAGTATGGCGCACTTTTGCGCCGTGTATTGAACATTTTTGGATTACAAATGAAAGACGGGACGGTCGAACCGCCCACAGGAGAAACCATGACTCATAAAGTTTTAGTGGCAGTAAAACCGAGGATTGAACATAGCATGTATGCCAATAGCGCAAGCGTCAATCTGGCGGTTGGCACAGAGTTTGAAAGCACCATATCTTTTATCGTAAATGACCCGTCCCGCGTTGACAACGGCGTGACGTTCGTTCAGATAATCGGCGGAACGTATAACCAGTATTGGGTTCCCCTGATTTATAAATCAGTTGAATATGTCAAGGCTTTGGATGTGGTCGTTCCTCCTCCAACAACCGTCTGGCCCGACAAATTGACAGCCCACTACGGAACCGAAACAAAGGACTACTTCCCCAATGCTTGATTCTATTGTTGCCTCACAAGGCGATAATACCAAGACCTATTCGCCTAAACGTGCTTTGCCTGACCCCGGAGTAGGCAAACGATGGGCGCGGGTAATAACTACGCCTGAGTACTGTAAAAAGAAAGGGCTACCCATCAGGAATATTCTCGAATATCCTTTGATGGTGGCAAAAAGTTTCTCGTCAATTCCTGACGTGTTTCAGCGTACCATCGCCAGTAAAGAAGAAAATCCTGTTACCCTGACCGAGCCTGTTCAACGGTGGGTGTATGCCCGCTTCAGGGAGTGCGCACCAAAGTGGCTGTCTGAGCTTGAACTATTGAAGGCGTGGCTGAATGCCTTTGAAAGCGCAAAGGCTTTTTGTAATGGTACGGGAGTCAACAAGATTGACGAGAATACTGGCGAGTACCTGTATGCCGATTTTATCGGTGGAACAGGACTGGATAAAAAAGGCTTCAAACTATGGGCTACAATTTGTCGCGGCGCGTTGGTCAAGGTATCGCAAGAGGCGTATTGGGGCGGAGAATGGCGAGTACAGATCGAGGTTATGGATGTGTTTGATCCCGCCACCCTGACCAAGACATACAAAGGCAATGAGCATTTATTCACACCTGCGATTAGCTGGAATCGGATGTGGATCAATCCTACAACAGCAAATCCGTATGGCACACCTGACCCCGCCATGCCTTATGGACGTGCAAATCCTTTTCCCCATTTCGGAGACGACAGAAGTACGATAGTGCCAATCCCTTTATTGGGGAAAGGCGTCAAAGTGAGTTATCTTCCGAGAGAGTGGATTGAATATCTAAATGCTGGAGACCCCTACCCTAATTTCTATTGGGAAAATTTCTAATTATGACGTAATAAGTCCCTCATGTGAGGGATAAAATCTTGCTCGACTGGATAAAATTTATGAATATTGAATTGTTTCTACAAGAAAAGAGTTGGATTGCATTGATTGTCTATATTCTCATAAAGGAAATATGGCCGTTTTTCCGCGACAAGATTTACCCGAGCAGGATGGCGGAAGAACATTTGATTCGAGAACGGAGGGTTAAAATGGAGGAACGCGCTTTGAAAAACGATGAGCGTAATATTATCGCTTTTGAAAGCATGTCGCTGGCCGTTCAGCACATGACTCTGGCGCTTACCAGCAACAATGAGCGACTCTCAACATTGATAGCGGATCAAGCCAGACATGCGACCTTTATGTCGGATGCCATTGCTGATATGCGCGAAAAAGTTGCAGCAGGTCATGCGGACATAAATAAAAGATAGGGAACGCGCTAGTTCAGGCGTTCCCTATCTCTTCTCTAACCGGTCTTTTTTGAGTCTTTACGTCATGTTCATAAAGTAATTACTCCACATCCTGTATCAGTTGCAGGCGAACATGCCTGCTCTCTAGCCAAAAACGCAACCAAACACATCCCATAGGCTTTGGGGGTGCGCCGCGCTCCACATGCCAACCACCAGAACCATCGCCATAATCGTTTTTATAGGTTGCCGTTCTAACATGATATTGCATGTCTTGATATATAATTCCAGCGTCACTAAGTCTTTCACGGGGCATTGATAAGACCCACGACTCATGAATGTGGCCATTGACCACTATATCTGCGTCTGGCAAAAACACGGCTTGACGGTTTGATTGAATAACGCCTTTTGTGACAGGCCCGCCGCCACCAGAACCATGAAAATATTTTAGATTTATGGTCTCTCTTTGTGTTCCGTTTATTGTGAAATGAAATATTACCCATCCCCCATACGCTCCCTTATTTACAATCCCCCCATCTTTTTGCATCCCCTTCACAAATAGGTCAATCAGGTTTACATCTGAGTTCTTGGCTACGCTTACTTCGTGATTCCCCACCGCCTGCAACGCCCACAGGTCTCTATACGGTCTATAAAACTCTATTGCCTCATCAGTAATTACGTTGAAATATGACTCTCCCAATATCATTTTCTGAGCATATTCTTTTCTCATATCCGGATAGGATTTGCGAGGATCGTACCTCCCCTGCATTACATCAAATAAATCTCCAAAGTCCAATATATGAGCATTTCTTTCTTTTGCAAGTTCGAGATGTTTGAGTTCTAGTTGTCTGTTGTTTCCTGCGCTATCGTGGTGGGCATCTGAACGAAGCATAAACCATTTTTCCCAACCCGCGCTAACCTCGAAATAGTTCGATAAAACATTGGGCGATTTCTTTTCAATCCTTATCGGTTTTGTTTTTTTCAACATTCCTCACATGACAATATGATATTTAGGTTAAATTATATCAGTAAACACGGTGTTTTCTTTACTTCGCCACAACTATTGGCTTGCGTTACAAACTACGCCGCACTCGGTCTCAAGTTCTGACTTATAATTACCTGCGGACGGATCGAGTTCGTCAAGATATACATCTTTGTTTACACGAACGCCCATTTTGCGTTCTTGCTTGACCATGCGCTCAAAGGATTCTGGGAAGTCAACGCGGATTTTATTCCAGTAACCTTTGCCGCCTTTTACGCACCCAATACAGTTATTGTTTTTATAGCCAAGTTTGTACATGGCTGGTAATTCAATGTCTGCTTGCATGAGCATATCGAGACAGGCTTGCTTATTCATGCCAGCGTCACGCAACGGAAACATAAGATAGAGTTCAGGATTATTACGCTCAAAGCGGGCAAGGCGGGCGAGTTCGTCTACGCCAAAACCAAACACATGCACATCACCAGCGACCTGATATTGTTCGCGGACATTGCGCTTTAGTTCTGTTGTGCAACGTGCGCCACCTGGACCAACAAGCCAACCTGTTTTGTCGAACACATCGAAAATATTCTTATACTTTTCGGAATTCAAGATTTTAATTTCTTTGCCTATCCACTTTTCGACATCGGCAATAAATCGGCGGTTGTCTGGATGCTCAAAGGCTAAGGTATCGCAGTATAAAATCTCTGCGTCTGGATGCTGTTTGAGTGTGAGTTTTGCCGCACACGCCGAAGCTGCTCCGCATGAGAACCACACGAGGACACGACCGGCGGGCTGTTGAGGCAATCTAGTCATCGTGCTTTATCCTTTGCAATCCAGATTGTTTCGTCTGGTGTCATAAGCAAGGTTGAGATTTGGAAAGTTTCATCTAAAATTTTAATTGCCAAGTCTTTTGCTCTCTCTAAAATCTTTTCTTGTGTTTCAGGAAAACGAGGATAGTTTATAAACCCAACAACAAATCCAACTTCTTCGCCACCTAAAAATATAAACTTTGTTGGATCGAGCGTTACACACAGACCGCCAAGCAGACATTCACGACGAATAACCTGTGAGGCGGCTTCAATTGAGCCGGACTGATAAATTTTTACCCAATATGTTTTTTCCTTAATCTCATTCATGTTTGCCAGTCTCCTCAAGTTTTCCGTGTTAGAAGTTGCACTCATAGTAAACACCCTTACTTCCCCATCGGAAGTTTGCCGTACCTAGTCCAGTAGTATTCGCGCACTTCCTGGATCACAAAGAACAAAACCCACGCAACGGGGACGATCAGAACCCACAAAAGTTTCTTCATCTCTTCCTCAACCTGACACCTGTCCAGGGAAAACTCATCTTGAAAGTTTCAATCTCAGGATTACGGCATAATTTTGTAAACATTCTGCCATCTTTGTTAGTTTCAACATCAAAACACGAAAACTTCCCAGCCTCTAAGACTGCCGCCTTGATATTTTCATAGGTGCGCTTCTTGCCACGCAAATCAGATATGGTATCAAATCTACATAAAAATATTTGTTTCATCCCTTCCTCATGTCATAGCCAAGTGAGCAAACTGTATTAATTTCTTGTTTTTGCATACCCTTCTGCAAAGCCCTCATTTTGGCGGCAATTTCTTTACACTTACGCACACCAGCTTGATAAGCCCGAAGATCAATACGATTCATTCCTTGATGATAGTGCAAATCTTTTCGTAACTCCTTGATAAGAGTTTTATTTCTCTTCATCTCTCCCCCAATTCATCGTCAATCCTTGCCGCAAGAGCGCACATTGCCCACGCCATAAAGAAAGCAAATATCATAGGTATCAAACAGATTAGCCACATCATTTTTCTCTCCAGTATTCAATTCTCTTTTCGGCTATGTCAATATATCCATTTTCCTTGTCAAATTCAATTCCAACCACCTCATCCCACCCTGCTTTATAACAACCTATCATTTCGCTTGCCACCCCACTAAAAGGAATTACAATTCTGCGCGGAGCGTATTCGATGGGAGGTAAAAGAAGTTTGGCAAGATAGGTACATAAATCAATTGGTTTTAGGGTGGGGTGAGTATTTTTGTGAATGGGATTATTATGCTCTCCAATAAGTCCTTGTCGGACAAGGACTTGCCCGTCTAATTCATCCAATCCCGCATTTCGTTCTTTGACTCCGACTTTGGCACAATAATAAATAGGGTCTGCTTCGTCTATCTGGTTGGAGACATTGAAGAAGAAACGAGATGCGCCACCAGAATCTCCGACAGTTTCCTTCAGAGGAGCGTCAACGTCAAACATTCCGTAAATTCCGTTTGGAGAACCGTTTGTATGTCTTTTGTGTTTTGTGGTCATTTTTCCAGAAGTAAGACTTCCACTCTGTTCGTCCAAATGTACCGCGTTTTCTTTGCTAATAATAAAATTCGCAGGATAGCGACCCAGACCACCGTCAAAGCGATTAATTACATATTCTTCACTTGTGGGAACGCGAGACCCATTAATGTTTAACGTTCCTGCGCCAGTTTTTAGAATGTTGTCTATGGGTCTTCCATTGTACGGTTTTTGAAAAACTATAATCGGCTCAACCGCAGGCTTTAGGGCTTGTAGAGAATAGCGATGACCGTCAAATACACCTTCGCCCTCTTTGTGGACTCTGTGCGCTTTCGGGAATCCCTGACCATTCACCCATCCGAAAATTGTGGGATGAATAATAAATCCAGCATCTTCAATGGCAACCGCCAACCTATGCCAATTTCTCGACGCGGAGAATGCCATTCCAAATGCCCCATCATATAAAACCCCCATAAGAGCCGACCACGTTTCAGGCTGAAAAGCAACATCGCCTCCATCCCAAACTTGACCCATAAAACCCTTGCTCGATCTTGAGAAAACACCGTCTTTTCCAAATTGGGCGGGTGCGGAATTCTTTCCGCCAAATCTTTTGACAATAGAGGTTAGATGATAGGGCGGATCACAAAACAAAGCATGAAATTTCTCGCCCTCATAATTCTTAGCCCAACTTACAACATCCTCGTTGTATATCATTTTTTTCTCCACAAGCCACTTAGAATTTCTCTTTGCGTAAATCTAGGTTTCCACTCAGGATTCTTCAACAGTTTTTCCTTGATGTCGGTCAGCTGGGCTATCATTTCTTCCAGTTCGTAGGACTTCAAGCCAAGATTGTCCGCGTCTTGTTTTAGACGGTGATATTGGGTTTCGTCAAACTCGAACAAAAACCAGTCCGTATAATAACACTCGTAGTACTCATGGCGTCCGTTACACGCCTTACATTGAAGATTTACGTTATACAAATCGAAGTATGTTCCACCCTTTGTTCCTGGTATCAAATGACCTGCTTGCAGAATGGCAGAATGTCCATTCTTGGGCGCGGGACACACACATTCTTTATCCCGCATAAGGACAATATCTCTCAGTAAGGCGTGAGCAACCTTCTTGCGTGCGCCATGAGAGGACACTTTCTTGACAGGCTTCCTGCCCTTCTTCTGTTTTCTCTTCGGTTTAGGTTTACTAATCATCTTTTTTCTCGTTTTCAATAAAGTCAAATAGTCCAGTTTGACCCGCCGCCCGCATTTTCCACGCTTCGGGGATACCCCGCGTGTAATTGCATTCGGGATAATTCGGACACCCAAGAAATTGATTGTCATTCATTCGATTTGTTTTGACAATCATTTTTCTAGGCGGATTGCATTGCGGACATAAAATATCGCTCTCTGTATTTTCAATAAATTTTTTCATTTTCTAATACTCTATACTTGGTAAAACTCCAGAACAATTTGTCAATCGACTGATACCTTTTTGTACAACAAGACTGTCGCTGTTCACATACAACTTTCCTATTTCTTCATGACTGGTGGCTGTATGGGCTACCAGAACACCTTTGTCATTAATGGTGATTGCCAAATAATTGCTTCTTGGAGGAACTTTCTTTATCTTCCTCGCAATCATGCCTACCTTACGATCATCACCACTTGCCTCTGATATAGCCAGCCAGTCCTCAGGCTCAAGTTCATATCCTGCATCAACCAGATTGGCGACCTGCACAAGAGACTTTTCGCCTGACTGTTCGATACTTTCATATTCTTCTTCTGGTATCTTTCCGCTTTTCAATAACTTCTGAATCTTGACGTGTCTTTTGATGGTGGTGGGGTCAAGTCCTGTCTTACGAACCGCCGCAGACAGAAACGACTCTCCCTCATGCTTCTCAGGTCTCCACGCACCCTCCAAAATCTCGAATCCGATGGATTTTGCCCTGTCAAAACTCCTACCCCGCTCCTCCAGGTCACAAATTAGACCAAATCCACCCTCAAAATCCTCTGAATCTGCATAGGTCTGGAATATCTTACCCAAACTCTCCACGATTTCGGTGTGAGCAAGCGAGGTGGCGGGGACGGAGATTATCTCGCCTGTCATTCATTGCCTAGTAAAAAGTGGGATTTCGGAATATTGACACTCTGTATTCTCACAACCATCTGCATTCCTTCTGGTATAGGTTCATCCTTCAAGGACATCTCGACTATATTGGCGGGAACGCCAAATTTTTCCTTATAGAAATCAAGAACCTTTTGTACCTTTTCTGATACAGGCTCTTTCGAGCCATCAAACCATAATAAGTAGTCCATTTATTTCTCCATTGCTCGGCGTTCTAACGGCGAGCGTGAGCAGCGCAAGCCAAGCCAAGATAATTGCGCCAGCCACCACGTGGCGAAGCGTCCGCTGCACGCTTTGGTAGAGGGCGGGTACATTTCTTCCCACCACGTATATTTCCACTCGTTATAAACACGCCACAAATCCCAGGCGTGAGTAAATGCCTGCTCATGCCTATCGCATAACTCGCAAGTTCGATTGTACGGATTTCTGTATTTCCATTTGTGCATAGTAGCCTTCTAACTATGATTTGACCAATTCTTGTCCGACAAAAATACTTATATCAAATAAGGCAAGAGCAGGAATATTTGACGCCATATTGTTATTATAAGTCTTATGTGGGGATTTATGGTGAGAATTAGATTAGAAAACACGGTGTTTACTCAACGTTCCTTATTCCTCTTTTCTGCTTCCTTCCAAATTCTAAGCCACGTTTCTCCGTGACAATTCTTTTCACCAGCCTTGCACCAGCAGGCGATGTGTTCAATCTTGTCAACCACGCATCTTTCCAAAAACTCGTTGATAAGTCCAACCTGTTCGGGTCTGCGTATCCACTCATCAAAAATAGCTTTCTGTTCCGCCTTTGTCTTTTTCTTCTTTCCGACATAATTACCGAAGTGAGTTCCCCTTGTAACCGTAAGCGTGTTCTTGGGTATTCTCTCGCCTGTCTGCCGACTTCTTGAAATTCTATTCATTATTTTTCTCTCCAATATAGGCTTAGTCCAAAACTTCTCGCTCCAGTCTTCCAGAATCCGAAGGTTGTAATCTCCACCCTGCCCTTCACCATCTTTCTGATGAAAGAACGCAGGAAGGACAGGGCTTTGTTGTGAAGTGACTCAACCATTATTCCCCTCAGTCAATATCTCGGCTTGATACGCAATGTCCAATAAAACGGCATTCCTAAGTTCAATGTAATTGTCCTGCGTTATCTCCTCACGCATCATGGCGCGATACATATTTGTCAATATATCTTTGGCTTCATCCACCAGTTCTTTCATGCCCTCACCGCCATATTCACAGCATTTCTGAATTTGAACCCCAACAATATTGCATCATCAAATTTTTCGTTTCTAGGAGGAATAACCAATCTGCACCTTTTCTCTCCAATCTGCTTTGCCGTGTTCAATACAGCTACGACTCCATTGGGCTGTTTTACATAGGCGTCGGGGTCAAAGGCTAGATAAAAAATCTCTACGTCTGAGTCTGCAAGCATCTTCAATATTCTTTTTTCTGGCATTGAGGATTGTACACCGACTACCTGAAATTCAGATGAGAGTTCTCCCCATATCTCGGTAACGTCGGCTTTCTTCTCGCCCTCCATTACCACAACCTTATTTGACAATTTCCCGTTTTCATGCAGGGGAACGTATAAGTGCTGGCATCCAGATTTGTATAGATTTCTGTATCGGTCATTTGAGTTGGCGGGTTTAACAACGCGCAGTTTTACATTTTCAATTCGGTTTCCGAGTGTCCATATCGGGAAGGTGAATGCAGAGTTGTTATAGGTGGACAAACTTCCACGAACCTTATAATCTTTGATATATCCCTTTTGAAGATACTCTCTCCAATTTGGGGGAACTCCAATAGACTCGTAATACATATTTGCAATTTCGTTATCCAATCCGTCCTCGTAATATCTTTTGTAAAAACCTTGTTCCTCGATGGTTCTGGAGAGTTCCTCAAGTTCTTTGGATTTCTTTTCAAAATATTCGCGTTCAAGTTGGACAACCTTTAATCTAAATTCTTCGCGCTCTTCGGAAGTCCATTCCGCATCTGATTTTTCTGGAGACCATTTATACCCACACTTGCGGCACAATCCAAAGGGAACTCCTCTGCGTGACGCAATCCATAAAACAAATCTATCTGAACAAGTACCATCTTCGTGAATCTCGCCACCACAAGAAGGACAAGACGAATGGAATTCGTTAGGGGTTACTTGAACTACAAAAGATACCTTGCCTTGAAGAGATGCGAAGATTGGGGGAAGTAGATCGATCATTTTACACCTATTGGCTTTAGATAGATTTGGTCGTGAAATTTCTTGTCATAAATAAAAGAACCGCTTGGGTCGATGTGGCAGGGAAACACTCTTCCAACAACATCTTTTTCCCCAACAAATCCCATTTCCTCAGCATTACGACGTTTAACTATTCTAACAAATACCAAGTTAGGTTCAACCTCGAAATTCCAATTACCTTCTTCTACTCTTGAATACATGGGGTGATCGTGCTTGGGTTGCCAGTAGGCATATACAATGTCTGGAATGGAATAAAGTTCCCCAGCCTCCGCAAGATCAGCCGCTCCAGGTATCCTCATTTTCTGCGTGTAGTTGTCTCTTTGAGTCTTCAATAAGGCTTGACTCGCTAATCCAATAGGACACTTAAACTTCTTGCAGGCGTGAAAAAGCCTGAGAACATTGTCGGCAGTTTGTAATCTCTTCTGGTCATTATTGGTCATCATCCTACGTTCAGGGTCGGGAGGAATAATTTGGGCATAATCTATTCCAATGTGAGTAAATTGCATTTTGTCCGCAAACTTTTCATTTGCTCCAAATTCAAGGGTCTTGATGATGTTACCGACATTTAGCTGAGCCATGTCATCCATTGACATTCCAAACGAATTGCCAATAAAAATAAACTGGTCATCCTGATAAGCAAGCGAATCTCCGCCATACTTCTTGACCTGCTTTCCAGCAGTTCCTTCGGAAGTGTCCTCAAGGCTTACCAGACCCACCAACGTCCCCTGTTTACCCTCAATTCGTTTTTGTGCCTTGAAAGTTACATCACGCAAGGCGGTAGATTTACCTTGATGGGATTTTGCGGCATAGATGGCAAGCTCGCCTGGATACTGGTCTGGGACAATACCCTCAAGCCCCTCGATGTGGAACGGAAGGGCAAGGTGAGAGTTCTCTTTCAAAAAAATGTCGTAGGCGACTTTGTCTTCCCAAGTTTGTTGGGCAGTTTTTACGAAGTTGGCGGGTTTGAATGTCATAGAGAATGCACCGTGTTTTCTTAGTAGCTCAGTGGGATGTCGTTTGCGTCTTTTTTCTTTTCAACCAATCTGTTATTGGCTTCTCTTAATTCTCTTGCCTTTGCCGCGCACATATTAACCAGACTGGTTGGTTTTGCTACTGTGTATGGCGCAAGTCCATTCTTAAACCCATTTTTCCAATCGGCATGAACTTTGATAAGTACTTCAACTCCGAATTCTGCACAATTTTGTTTTATAGCTTCCATTGCTTGAATGTAAAACGCATATTGTCCCTTACTTTTTTTATGCGGTTTAGACGGAAGCGAGAACATCCAAGTATCACGAAGGACACGAGCAATTTCCTGTACCGACTGAGGATAGTCTTTGTAATCTCCTCTAAATAATTCTACGTTGTATTCTCCCGCCATCTCGTCTGTTTTCCTTGCAATTCCAGAAATCCCCATCACGGCATCAACAAGCAGTTCTGACAATCGTTCATAATTTTCTTTATATGGACTTTCGCATTCTAATCCATCAGAACAAAATATTGCCTCGTGTTTTAGAATATTTTCAAATTTCAATTTTAATTCTCTACGCAAAGTTGTCATTCTTCCTCCTGCGAAAACACGGTTCATTCTTTTTTGGAAGGCTTTGCAAACCACTTTATTTTGTGGCCTACAAGTTTCATATGCTCTACTCTGTGCTTCTTTGCATTCCAACGGTCTAAAGATATTCCCAACAACTCTGTCAAACCCATAGGAATAGGGCCTCCGAAAATTCCAGGAAATCCATCGGTGTCAATTTTGCAATCATAGCACCATATCTTATGTTCATATTCAGACCACTCAATATTTGTGCCATTGCATTTGTCACACGTGATGCAATATTCGTACGGGTGCATAATATAATGCCACGTTCTTTTTCTCATTCTAATTCCTTTCTGATTATTTTATGACAGAATCATCCTAAGACTTCCTAATTAGCCACTCAGATTCTTTAAAGAACCTCTACCCTATTAGGGTCAAGTAGGACTATTCATCCTGGACGTGGGCGGATTTATAACGGCGTACCGTCTCACCTTTCGGGATTCTCTGTTAGAGACACCCGCCCCGCCTGCCTCTGTGCTTTGACGCGGGGACGTTGTTGGGAGTCCTGCCACTCGGTTACTTAGTAGGCAGACTGCAATCTCTTTATCGTATGAGAGCCTGTTTCGCTCAAAAATGTATTTTCGGATTAGGCAGGATTGCTAGTTGCTGTTCCGTTAAACGCAAAATCCAGTTTTGACAACTGCGGCTCTGGCGGCTAAAAGAACTACCGCTCGCGCGGATATGGAAGGGATACCATAGCCGCAGTTGTCAAAACTGGATAATGTCGAAGTTAATATGTTCATTTGTCCTTTTAGCCTTTCGCGCTTCCACACGCTTTTCCTTACTCACCCAATAGTAATCTCATCCTTGACGGATGTCAAGTTAAATCAGACAGGTCTTTTCTATTCTTTTTGTCTTTCCACATCTCTCACAGACATAGGTTTCGGAGAACTCCGCATAATATCCGAAGCCAACGTACCTGAACTTACCCATCCTGAATGTGAATGTATGACCAAAAAGAAAACACAGTGTTTTGTTTAGCATCTCATTCCTCTTTAGGTAATATGGTCACAACTGTTCCGCGCATCCCATCATAGACGACTCTTATACCATCTACAATGTGAACTGACACGCGGTTGGATTGACGCTCTACGAACTGAGAACGTCCCGCCCTGATTGCTTTTGCGATGGCTTTTACATCCACGATCCTACCGAGCCGTTCTTGGGAACGTCTGCGGGCATGAGACATTTGTGCATTAGCTTTTATGGATAGGTCAGGATGTTTAGATTGATAGAATGACATAAATACACCGTGTTTTCTAGCCCAACGGTTATGAGTTAGTGGTTTGCCGTATTACCGAATTGACAATGTTTGCTGTGGATTCCGTTTACTTCGCAACCACAGACAGCGCACAGTATAGGCACATCCGCTGCACGCTTTGTTAGGTGCGCTTGAAGTTGCGCCACTAACTCAGGCAAAAGGGAATTAGGAATTTTTATATCTCCAATTCCTTCATACCAAAAACCTGCTTCTTTTCTGACTTCAATTAGCAGGTATTCTTTTGTTGGACAAATTTTTATATTTTGCATATTAGCACCCAACGGTTTGCGTAACCCGCTTTATGCAGGCGAAGTATCTTCAACTTTCACAGATTCGGGCAGGCCCAAAACGCCAGCCTTCAAGGAGTCGAAGCTGGGTTGGGCGCAATTCCAGACACGCAGGACAATCAACATCATTCCATCCAGTGCTTGCAAAACTCCAACCAGTGCTACCACATACGGCGATTGTTTTTGTATATGGCACAAGAAATTTTTTTACATGATGACAAGTAGGCATATCTTATCCTTTCGGTTTCAGGGCTTCCGCCCAACTATGATTTATAAAGTAACCGCAATACGGAAATCATTTAAATAACACGATGGTTTGCAGGGCGTACTCAACACTCTTATCAAGTACGCCCTGCGCCAACTAACCCGTCATGTATTCTGGCAAATCTTCTTCCTCGGAGGATGCTTGACTTTCTCCGCCAGATTTGCTTGAAAGAAACTTGACCAGAGAGGCGTTGATCTCAAGGGTTGAAGCCCAAGTTCCATCGCTCTTTTCAAAGATGCGTGGATTTCCTGTCGCTTTGTCAATAGAGACCTTGCCCTCAACGAACACCAAAGAGCCTTTATTCAGATACTTCTTGCAGGCTTCCGCCGCACTCCCCCAGATTGACACCCGAAACCAAGTTGTTTCTTTTACGTGTTCTCCGCCTTTGGTATTGTATTCGTTTGTGGTGGCGACTGATAAATTGGTAACAGGCTGACCGGATGGGGTATAGCGCATGGACGGATCAGCACCTAAGCGCCCGATAATTTCTATTTTCTGATACATACTACGCCTCTTTCTTCATCATGGCGTCAATCTCTGCCATCTTCTCTTTGATAAATTCGGCGGTTGAATCTCCGCTGATTTTGGGAACGTCTTTTATTCCGGCTTGATGCGCGGCGGCGAATTTTTCTCCAAACGCTTTTTGCAGGGATTGTAATTCGCTGGCTGGCTTTGGGGTTTTTAATTCGGGCTTGGGATGTTCCACAAGTTGTTTTGAGGGGCGTTCCTGGTCTCCAGATGGGTATTTATCTGGGTCGTCTCCTGTTTCAATATTGAAAGTTTGGCGAATGGCATACTTATACATGCCCGTCATTGCTTTGTTGCAACTCTTATCTCCGCTGTCTGCCCCCTCGCCTAGTGATTGAACATCAATATAGCTTCCGCCAACGTGGGTAAATCTCACAATTCCGTGAACGGTGGTGTTAATCATCGCCGTTCCTTTTGCGGTTGTGTATTGCTCTCTGTTTGTCTCGGCAACTTGAAGTACGGAGACATACACTCCATGTTCAACCATTGACGGGCGAACCGCCTCAATCAATGCCGCCTCGCCTGCGTATGAGTATGATAGTCCCGCTCCCCTCTGTTTTTGAACATATCCCACTTCTTTCATTATTGCATTAATCGCTTCGTGAATATCTTTTTCTGACATTTCTACTCCTTGTTTTAGGTTACACCGACATTTGTCGTATGTTTCAAAAATTATTGTACATCAACTACCTGAGAATGGGGTGAGAAATGCTATTTCTTCAATTCTCCTTCCCATAAGATACCATCCTGACCATGAAGCCTCCATAGTTTTCCGTCAAAGGATGGGACTAATCCCACATTCCATAAATCAACTGCTGGTTGATATGGATACGTCTTTTTCCAATCTTTTACAATGGGCACAAAAATACTGACCGTATAAGCCCACACAGAATCTCTCACAGAATCTCTCACAGAATCCCACACAGAATTCCACACAGAATTCCACACAGAATTCCACACAGAATTCCACACAGAATTCCCCACAGAATTCCCCACAGAATTCCACACAGAATTCCACACAGAATCTCTCACAGAATCTCTCACAGAATCCCACACAGAATTCCACACAGAATCCCACGCTTTAAGCAATTCCAATTCCTTTGAACTGATTTTCCCATGTTTTAATGTAAATGGATTTAGTGGGCTGGCAGCTTTCAGATAATCCCATTTGAATAACGTTTCTGGTTTTACTTCCCGTTCTATTCTCAAGAATTCAAATCCCGCCTTATCCGATTCTTCGAGTACTGGAGTTCCATACACGATGTACGCAGAACATGGTATGGATGCTCCGATAAAGCATTGATCTGGTTTTCGGCTGGCGTGAAGAAACGCATTTGAACATAACCTTCCAGTTTCGGAGAAATGTGGTGCGTACACATCCCACCCGACACTTTCTCGGTAGTTTATGGTTTTTCCTGTGTAAAAGTCAAAACCATCTGGTCTTGCGAGTTTGTAGAACTTTTGTAGTTTTGTTTTCATGTTATTTTCTCCTTAGTAATTCGGGTTATCGTGATACCAGCGGTCGTCGGGTTCTGGGTCAAGCTCGGAATTTCGTACGCCACATTGACGCATCCACTTAATGACATCCTTCTCTATTTCAGCATACTTGTCTTTCACGATTTCAAGTTCAAAATTTCGCTCATCACCCCTGCTTGGTGATGAGGGGGAATAATATCCTCCGTACTTCATAGCTCCCAGAAATGCTTCATACGGATTGAATTCAATCTTTGGAGACTTCTGGATAATAATTGTGGGCGCAATCCAGCAATCTTCTAAATCTGCGCCTGAACATGGATTATCTCTGTTATCTTCAACCGCAACAAAGACATTTTTATAGTAAGCTCGGAAGGTGATTTCGTAATCCTCGGCGTAGTTATCATTGCCAAGTGTTATATATAACTCGGTGTAAGGAATGTCTTTGTCTGTTTTTCCTATACGAATTTTTGAGATCATTTGTCAACCTCCTGAGAATGCACGGTGTTTTCTCTGCCATCTTTCGGACGGCTTCAACCACGTCTTGTTCTGTTGCTTCAAGATAGTCCAATTCCAGGATTTTGCATAAAGTGACCATGAGGGACTCGTGAGCGTTGAACAACTCCTCTTTTGTCGGTTTGTCTTCCGATTCGTGAGGAGTTTTAGGACAGTACCACTCTTTAGTCCAGGGGTCTTGCACAAGATCGCCGTCGCAAATACGGCAATGCTTTTCTGAGCCGAACGGGTCGGCGTTTTGGTCATAATTAACTCTCATAATCAGTCTCCTTTTTGAAATTTAGCGGTCTGTCTATTTTATTTTCAATTATATATTTATCATACGCAATTGCAGCATCAATTTCGTAAACATACGACCCCACATAACAGCGATTAGATTTTCCCTTTAACCTAAATCTACAATACCACCTATTATGTTTTTCTGAGAAGAATATTCCGAAGAATTTTGATGACGCACTAGAAACTTTCTTTCCGAATCGGGGGTTGTTTTTCCACCCTTGCGCCAACTTCATTTTTTCTCTTGAGGCGTCTGCTATTTCTTCTCTATTTCTATTTGCTTCTGATATTTTATTGATGGCCTCTTTTGTGTGGTGTTTTCCATACATGGGATTTTTTTCTTTAGCCTGTGAACAAGACATTTTTGCCTTAGTTTCTTCTGTGCATCTCCCATGCGCTCCGGCATCTTTTTTGTTGTATCCAAATAATTTGTTTTTAGTGTGGTAAAAATTAATCCAATAATCCTCTCTGTCAACAAGCATTTCTACTGAACATACGTCAATAACTTCAAACAAGAAATTATATTCTCCGTATTTGTTCCACGCGTTTTGTAGGTGCGCGTTGTGTGCCGTGCCGTTTTTCAATAAAAAAATATGGTCTTTCCATCTATGCTTTATGTCAATAGATTGACCTATGTAGTTTTTTCCGCTTATTTTATTCATAATACGATAGATTCCGCATATAGGCATTGTATATACTTCAAACAAACCACCGCCAATCTGCATTCCGAACTTGTCACAGTTGCAGGAGCGCGGCAGACGGGCGGTGGTTTATCTCGGAATAAAAAATCTCCTGTGAAACTGTGACGAATTGATTATACCACAATCACGGATCAGCGGAAGGGTCATAAATACTCATCGCCCCTCCATCTCTTCAAGCAGGGAGACAGCTTGCAAATCCATGACTAACTGTTCGTCATAGTCGGGCTGGTTGTCCTGACAAAAAACTTTCCAAACGCCCGTTTTACCCAGACCGTGAGTGTCGGAAAATAGGGATTCTGGCGGAGGACAGAAAGCATAACCTTTTTCGAGGAAACAGAAGTCAATTTCCGCACCGAACTCGGTCTCCACAGGGTAGGCATGACCTACGCACGCGCCGTGTTCGAGTTTGACCATTTGCTCGTGTTCAATGCACCAGACGAACTCTGGAGCGTCTCGCCTCACGGAAGATACAAGGCGGTGTACGTGCGTTCCTAGTGAAGTTTTCATAATGTTCTCCTTTTCTCCTATTTTGTACATTCAAAGACGATCTCGGCATTTTTCCCTGAGTGTAATCTCCATGTTTTTCCATCAAACGATGGCACAAATCCTCGCTTCCATAGATCAACACAAGGCTGAAATTCATAATTGTTATCCCAAATATAAAATAAACTTCCGATGTAAGCCCCCACAGAACCCCCCACAGAATCTATCACAGAATTCCCCACAGAATTCCACACAGAATCTCTCACAGAATCTATCACAGAATTCCCCACAGAATTCCCCACAGAATTCCCCACAGAATCCCACACAGAATTCCACACAGAATTCCCCACAGACCCCCCCACAGAACCCCCCACAGAATCTCTCACAGAATTCCACACAGAATCCCACACAGAATTCCACACAGAATTCCACACAGAATTCCCCACAGAATCTCTCACAGAATCTCTCACAGAATCCCACTGCTTTAATAATTCAATGTCTTTTTTTGTGGGCTTTGATTTATTGGCTAGTGGATTGATTGGATTTTGCGCTTCCTTGATATTAATTAATGGATATACCTCCTTTTTCCACTTCTTAAGGGAGCGCAGAGCCTCTGCTGAGTGTGAAGCAGACCACCATGACGGAATATCTTCTTCATCAACATTCAATGTCCAATCGCAATCTGGATATAAATATCCTTTATCTGGTGTGATCTCCACCTTTACGGAATTTCTAGATGCTTCTTTCAGTTCTGGGTACTTAGACAGATATCTAGAATACAGCGTGTCGTGAGAGGAAATGCCGCGCTCCCAAATTACTTGGTGACTTCTTGTTACAATACATGAAAAATCTTTACACATTGTTTTTCTCCTTTTGTTTTTCTAATTGTTTTTCTGCCAATTCTGCGAGAATAAGAATTCTGTCGTAAATCTCTCGCCAAGTTCCTTCGATATTATTTGTCATGCGCCTAGCTTCACTCTCTCCAACAACGTCTATGAGCCTTTCAAGAGCATCTTCGGCTGAGTTCCGCCAGTATCGCGCCATTGGTGGGATTTCAAAAGAAAATCTACTTCTTACGTGCCTCTGTCCGTGAAAGTGACTCATTTCGTACTCCACAACTTACGGATTGACTTAGGAAGGCGAATGTCCGCGTGTGGCGGATTCTTCTCGCCTTTGCCATTGTTCATTACTCGGACGTTGTTCAACTTGTCCTCAACTGTTTTCGGCATGATTTTTAACAATGCCGCTGTTCCAGATCGTTTTAACGTCCAAGTCATAGTTTTCAGCCTCTCGGTTTCGGTTTTGACATTCGTACTAGGTAGCGGGAGTCGCGCTCGAAGCGACCTCAATGCTGAGTTTATGAAACTCGCTCTGACCCATGCCAGCCTCCCGCAGTGTTTATTTCTTTCTGCCTTCGCTTAGGTCATAACTCCTAAGCCTTGAAAAACACTTGTGGGCGGAGCATTGTCTTTTTGCTCACGGGCTTTGACTTCGCCTGCTTCATTCAACATAGTTGAATTGCGCCCACATTTTTAATATATCACGATTGCGCTCTCTTAGGATTAAATCTTCCTAAGTGTTTGACAATATGGATTTGGCTTTTAATAGAATTCTTGCAAAGTGCCTGTGGGAGGCGTATCTTTCTGGATTTGCTATAATCCAGGAGTTTTCTCCATCCATTTCATCAAATACTTCCTTTATAAATTCTGTCAATGCGGCGATGACGGTGGCACTATCGTCTTCCTTCTCGAATGTTGTTGTTTTCCATTCCTGCTTGCGCCCTATCGGGGCTTCGCGTCCACCGACGGGGCATTGGTTGGTTTCAAAGTGATGTAAACCGTATTCGCCGCCACAGTTTTTACATTTATCGTATGTGTTCATTTTAGCTCCTATTGTTTTACGTTAGTTTGTACGTGAGCTGCGACACAACCTTAATCATAAGATTTGCTTAAGTGTTGCGTTAAGCCTTGTTTCCTTTACTAGAATTCTCGGACGGTTCATCCCCACGTGTGTGGGGAATACCATGGCAGGAATATAGTCACTGTCTCTTGACACGGTTCATCCCCACGTGTGTGGGGAATACTTTTACAGTACGGATAAAGACCATCCCTATGACCTTTGCTTTTGTGAAATTCCGAATAGTCTTTATCTTGTAAACACTTTTTGCATTTTTTCATTATCTATTTGCTCCAATAGAAAACTCCACAAGTCAAAGCCGTTGATTGTTCAGGTCTACGGGGACGAGTGGAGTAATTCTTATTGTAACATAACGACTTTTCCATAGACCTGAACAGTTGGAGTATATCATACTTTGAACAAAAGGGACGACGACAGATGCAACAGAACCTAATCTAACTCTCATTTTCTCTTTTCGTCTTTCCATTTGATAACTGGCTTATTGTTGATTTTTACATCGTAGCTCTTTAGATATGGCACATCTACAACGTGCCAGTTTTTTGTCATTCCAGGATGATAAATCAAGGACTGATCTATCGGAATGTGTAGCATGTAGTCATCCTTGATAGCTTCGCCCTCATCGTGGAAGGTTTTTAGCATGTGGTCAAGGTTCGAGCGTTGAATAACGCTGATTAATGTGGTTTGCTTAAAGAGTACCGCATCAAGCTCCCCACTGATCTTGCCATTAAAGTTGTGAGCGAGTCCGCACAGGATGATCGTGTTATTGTGATATGGATGGTAGATTGTCTGCAAAATTCCTGTAAACGTTTTCATATCTTTTCGATTGTCTGGGTCTGCAAGGAATTTCAGTTCATCCAAAATAATCAGGCTGTTTTTAATTTTTGACAACTCAATCAGTGTGCTAATTGAAAGAACGCCAGGGATATTAACGGACAGTCTGAATCCGACAATGTTTGTCTCTGGGGCTTGCTTTCTGACAATATCAATGATGTTGAATAGCAATCCTGATTTTCCTGTATTTTTGTCGCCCACTACGCCAATGACGCGAAGGCTTTTATCTTTAAGGAACTCCTCAAGATCGTGAATATTTTCGTTAGGTGTGTACATGGTATCTCCTTTTTCTGGCGGGTGATTGGGTTGCCAGAATACACGGTGTTTTCTTTTACGAGTTGGCGTCCCAACATTCCTTGTGGACAATGCGCTCAAATTTGTTACGGTACGCCCATTTTGCGGTATCTAGTTCTTCACGTGTGAAGTTGCGATGACAATACATACACTCATCATCAAGGTACATGGAAATTGCCAACTCAAGCATGGCGGGGCGATTCTCATCTGTGAGTTCAACGACTGCAACGGATTTGCCACCGCCTAAATCAAACTCTTGTACGTCCTCTTGTTTGGGTAAATTAAAGACATTCATTTCAGACTCCTTTAATCATAATCAGGGCTTGGGCTACAAGGTACAATCCCAAGACGACAACCGCCAGAGCCTTTAATAGTCTGGCTTCATGCGTGTAGTTCATAGTCCCTCCGCTATGTCCAGGGCTTGCCGCGCCGCGTCAACACGGTTAGAGGCGTCAATGGGCGGGATTTTCAACAGTCGCCCGTCCTTTGTGGCGATGACACACCACTGACTTATGGAAAAAGGTGATAGGTAGACGGTGACGGCGATCCCGTTGCGCGTCTCTGAGTAAGTTCTGCTCATGCTTCACCCTTTGCCTGTTTCAAGGCGGTGCGGATACGCTCGTTTACCGCCTCGCCTGACAGCGCCATGTCTTTTGTGACTGCCAACACGTCAGGATGCTCAAGGTAGCGTATTGCCAGTTCAAGCATGGCGATCAGCGCATCATGGTTATTGCAGGCGGTGACAATAAACTCCGCGTTTGCTCGGTCTAATTCTGATGGAATTCCATTTGCTGAGTCAAGGTCGGGACTAATAAACGCCACTCCAAAGCATTCTGGTGAGTTAATGGAGATGGCTTGTTCCCAGGCAACCCATTTATAAGGTGTAGGTGTGTGCTTGTTCATTTTTATTTCTCCTCTGCCCCTCACTGGTTAGGCGAGGGGCGGTAATGGGTGTGAGTGTTTACTTTGTGCGGGCGGAGTTCCTTAATTCCTTGACGAATTCTCCTGCGTTGTAATTGTAGTAAGCTGAGAATGCGCCTTCGCCCTCTGATCTAAGTACACGGTATCCGTGAGATTTCAGGTTTTTGAAGGTGTCAAGGTCAACGCGGGCGGGGAAGTAGATTCGGATTCGGTTCTCGCCTGCTCGCCATTGTATTTTGACGCCGTTGATTTCTTCGTCCTTGTCTGGGATAGCTTGTTTCTTCTCAACCAGCGCGGCGCGTTTGGTCGCTGTGCGGATATTGGCAGACAAGTTAGTCAATTGAAATGGGGTGATAGGGTGCGGTTCCCATCTATATTCTGGCTTATAGTTGCGAATTGTGATTTTGTCCGACTCGGACAGTTCGCACAAGTCAAGGCTGGCGGGGTTTTTTAAGTACTTGGCGTGAGCGGCATTAATCGCCTTGTATCGTTTTTGTAGTACTAATAAACCGTCAAGTTTGGATTCCAGTTTTTCAACGGCTTCAGGGTCATCGCTAAAAATAGCGTTGTTTGCCTCCATAGACGCGGCGCGGCTTTTCAGTTCTTCGGCGCGGAGATGCAATTCGTACCCTTTGCGGTGTTTGCTTTCAATCCGTGCGCGATAATTTCGGTCTCTGCCCTCGGAGTAATGTCCCACGAGGATCGGTTGACCAAACGGTATACAATCTGCCATTTTATGAGCCTGATTCCAATTCGATTCGCTTTCTGTTTCTGCTTTTTGTGCGGCTTTTACAAGCCTTTCATAGCGGGCGGTGCGTTTTGCTTCGTATTCTTCAATTGTGTACATATTAATCCTCTGCAAGAGCAACCAGCGCGGCGAATTGCAATTCGTATTCTGGGCGGTCTGTTGATAATTCTATGACGCGCTCGGCTGTAGGTGTGTGGGCGGATGATTGTCCGATTGCCCATTCAAAAAAATATGGGTAGTTTTTATACATTTTGTAATCTCCTTTGATTTGAGAAAACACGGTGTATTTGTATCTTACACGGTCAAGATGAGAGAGGGGTTAAAATGTTGCCGGTGTTAAGCGGATGAAGGATAACCGCTTCGTGTAGAGGCGCGCCGTTGCCTCTACAATATTGTGGAAAAACTAACCCGCTATCAATCCACAAAGAAAAACGACGCACAACCTTCGCGCCACAATGTTTACAGTGATATTCCATGATTTTTACTCCTCTTCCTCTTTATCGGTCGTAGTGGTTTATAGGGTTGGCTGGTGTGTAAAACGCGCACTGTCTACAATCGCGCATTGCCAGAGCCAAGAGACAGCAAGCGCAATTAATACGCCTTTCTGCCAGAGTCCATATGTGGGGGATGATTACAGATTGCATGGCTATACCTTTGCGCCAAGTTTCTCAAAGGATTCCAGGCAATTTTTGTATACATTCCACCCAAACATTGACGCGCTTTCCATCGCTTGCGCCTGTGGTTTTGTTACGTCAAGTTTGGCATTCATCGTGTCCACCTGATTCTGGTTAGCTTTCTGGTTAGTTTTGTAGTATCCAGTTTCAAAGGCGCGTATCTCGATCACCTCGCCAATTTGGGTAGAGGGATTGATGGTCATATTGTTCAGGGAATAGCATTTATTGGGTATGATCATGGTAATATACTCCTATATAAGATTATGGTTAGGTTTATTAATCAGATTAATCATATTTATTAGACTGATTACAAGGCACTACCTAGTAATACCCTGTAATCAACCCCCCTCGTTTGTGTTAGTCGTCCGCTAGTGCGATCATAGAGTCCCACGCTACGTCAATTTCGCGCTTATGCTGCGCTGGGGCGTTGGAAGGGTAATAGCTACCATCTAGGAAGAGAGAAAACCATACTAAAGCGGTATCCATTATGAACCCCCGAAGATTGACCAGAACGCCTTGCCTAACAACTCGCTGACCGGCGATCCGAGAATAAGCGAGTGAGCCGCGTACGCCATGCCTAAGATGATGATTGCCACTGTGTAGGTACGATATGAGCGTGTAGCGTGTACCGGCTTGGCTTGTGCGTGGCTGGGGATGAACCCGTTGGCGGTCCACTTACCTGCTGCCCCATTGATACCCTTAGCGTGTAGTTGCTTGTTCATTGTCGTATCTCCTGTTGTGTATGTGGTGGTGATTAGTCACCTGTGTTTGATTGACTACATGATACACTATATCGTATAGTAATACAATAGATATACCCTTACTCTAATCTAACTCTAATCTAGTGTTCTAATTATGTTCTAAGCGCATAGATATAATATATTAGCTCATGTGTTCTAACCCAGGGTCATAGTTAGAACAGGCGTGCTAATATTCTGCGGACGCTGAGAGTTCGCATAGGGTATGCACAGTCAACAAAGTAAATCGTTTGGTCTTTTGAAATGCTTCCCCCTATACGTACTATATCAAGAAGATGTCTGTAAGATCAAGCCACGCTTGGTTGAACTTCCCGTGTAATAGATTGTCGAGCGCGTGAAGCATTAGTTCTGAGTGGCTTGGCTCGTATTGTAGGGAGTAGTCTGGATGTGATGCACCAGCAAGAACCATTTCCCCACACAAAGGACAGTGAAATTGACCAAGCGGAACATCAACAAGGTCGGATGGGTCGTAGATGCATTTATCCATTTATTAGCCACCATATTCCAGCACATACTTTTTAGCAGCTTCTTTTGAGACATACTTGTCATCCCAGTCAAGATAGATTTCGCCTGGAACAAGATCAATTAACTTGCAAATGATTTCCTTTTGCTCTGGCGTATCATTTTGAGTCATCGCAGACATGGAATAGCCTAACTCGCCATACTTTTCAAGCAGGGCTTTCCCTTCTGCACTTGTGATGCTCCACGATTTCAGCGTTCCCCATTTTAGAGTAATATAATCCTGCTCGGTTTCTGTTCCCATCTTTTTCTCCTATATTGCCCTACTTCAACGGAATACTAACACACTCTTATGGATATGGTATTGTTTGTTATCCATCAGCTTAAAAAAAACACCACCCTACGAGCACTAGGGCTCCTCAAGTGGTTCTTAATTATTATATGTTTTCTCTTAAAAATTGTCAAGGCCTTTTAGAATAGGTATTCTAACTCTGTAAGGTGTGAAAATTTACAATTCATCTTCTTCTCCTGTAATTTTTATGTTTGGTCTTGGGGAAACGCTTTCCCTATACCGTCTAAACCCGACTCCATTTGAGCTTACTTTACGCGAGCGCCTGCAAAAACATAAGCATATTCTTTTTCTGATACCCGCCTTTCGAGAATATACACAAGCACAAAGATAGGCATAATTTCAGACGGGTCAATTTTCTGGCTTATGTTGTAATTCATTTCAGGCGGCACGGCAAACAATAACTCTGGCGCGTAAGTGCTGGATATAACTGTTTTGGCAAGTGCGCTTTCTCTTGCTCCAATATCACACTTTATTGCGGCTTCAAGTATTTGGTTGGACATTTCCCCGAACTCTTTAAGCACCATCAACAGTACGACTACGATAAAGGGGACTCCAATAAGAATCAGGATGGTAGCCAGGACTTCAAGTTTCATCTCTACTTCCTATATCACTTCTTCATCCGCGAGGATGCCCAGGATGGATAAGATCAGTGTGTGAGAGAAACCGCGCAGGCTTCCACTCATCTTCTCAAGTAGGAGGGAGTGCGCTTTCCCCTCTACGAGCATACTTGCCAGCACAACATTCTCAATAACGTCAATTACGTTTACAAAATCATTCTCGTCCATCTTGCTTAGAACAATATCTTTGCCGTTGTCAGTCATTTTGTCGAGGTATTCCCTGATTTGGTCAACCTCGTCGAGGTCTTTCCCGATATTGCCCATACTTACGTTTTCATAATACTTTAGTAATGCCTGTACGTTCATGTTATTTTCTCCTATGGTTAGAATACACGGTGTTTACTGAATGCGCCTGATGGTGATTGAAGGCGCGCCCTCAGTATAGCAATTCTTTATGTCAGAGTGGGTTTCTGTGTAAATCGTCCAACTTTGCGGGTATCCATATTTTTCTAGGCTTCCCGTAAATCGCGTGAAAGAATTTCCCTTTTACGCCTAAATCTTTGCATTTTGGATTTTCTTTCAACTTCTCGACAACGTGTTTTTTCATGTCATCTTTAATCTCGGCTTCGAGCTTCTTGATGTTCTCGTCAACATCTTCGGATTTGCCAGAGAACTCGGCTTCAATTTCAAGTTTGCGTTGCGCGATTTGGGCGTACACATCTTTGGTCTGTTGTTCGATTTCTGCTTGCAAAGCCCGTTTCTGGATTACAAGAGCCTCAGTTGCGATGTTTTCGTTTTCTCGTTTCTTAGCCACAATTGCTTGGCGTTGTTTCTCAATATCCGTAAACTTAGCCATTAGTTCTGTGCGTTGTCGGTCTATTTCTGCAAGCGCGATCTTGAATTCTTCCGGTACGACGATCTCCGCGATTTCCTTGTCAACATCCGCGTTGAACGCATTGATAGCCGCACGAGTCTTTGCTTCAAGTTCGGACGCCTGTTTCATCCCGTTACTGACAACAATCTCAATTTCGGCAGGAATCTTAACTTCGTCAAGAAGTTTGCTTTTGTCAAGTTCGAGCAAATCTTTTTGTGCGTGGAACTCAGCAAGCAGGTCTAACTTTTGTTCGATTTCCATTTTTATTTTCTCCTAAATACACGGTGTTTTCTCAAGATACTGCCCCGCCGCTCTGCAACCTTTCGCCAGAAACTTCAACATCGCGAGCAGATATTCGGACACGGCGGGGATGAAATCGGGCGGGAGGCGCGGGGAAAACTTAATTTCCACTCCATAATTCACTCATTCTCGGCTCGGATTGCTCCGCCGCCCGATATTCATTTGGTAAAGGTTGAGGCGGGACACGTGGGCTAGGACACAGCCCGCCTCCGATCTTATGTGCAGGCACATGTTTTATCGTTGTTACCTAGTCTGCGCCGGATTTTATTACCGGCCTCTTTTGATAAAATATTGAAGTAAAGTTGCTGTCTCTCCAAGCTGTCAAGCCTTCTGTCTAATGCTCTATTGGTTGTACTGGGCTTTCTCTACCGCAATTACACCTCAGCAATCGGGGCGGCATACTTCTGTCACAGTTGCGCCGCATTCATCGTATCTATTGTGACAATGAAAAATCTTATAAGGGTTCTGCCCAGCCGTCCTGCTTCTCAGTCAGGCTTGCGCCACCGGCTTACACATGTTTGTTATCTGTGCGTGCGGTACAGGGACCGGCTGGGGTGCTCTAAAACGAGTATCGGTTCGGTATTTAGCCTGCCGATATTGTTATCGTCCACTCGTAATATTCTGTTTGCCCCGCCGCCAGTTAAGCCTAACTGATTTCACCGACTGGACAGCAACGACGGGGACTTTGATCGTGGAGAAGTCTGCTAATCAGGCTTCAAGCGGATAAAGGAGATACCGAAAACCGCCTTAGAACTTCTCCATTGAACAGGGCTACCCGTTCAATAAATATATCTTATCACAGTCTTGAAAAAGTACATTAATATAAGCTAAGAATTGCCTAATTTTCGGCTAAGTGTTTCTATATATTTCTCTTTTATCCGATTTTATGGTGAAATCCAGGATTATATGCAGGGCATCAGAAAGGCATATCCCTACGAACCATTGACCGAATTTATCGGGCAAGTGCGCGGGAAGTCCGAGGTAATTTAGTATAAGTATGGGCAACGCCAGGTATCCTACGCGCAATACTGTACCAAAAAAGATGCTGTGAGATATTACGCTTCGATGTTTAACGATTTTAGAGTAGGGTAGCCAAAATACGCGCCATGCAAGAGATAGAGGTTTACCAATTATGGGGATTCGCCTGAGATGGTGAAGTCCCAAAAAACCCTCGTCAATATCCAAGTCCGGCGAGAGGATTAATCCAGACAGGATTCCAACGGTAAGGGCTGGCTCGAAAGCACAAACGCTTCCTAAAGCCAGCCCGATTGTAGTCATTGAATGCGTTTTTCCAGAAGGCAAATTCTACTCACTCAATCCATATTTGAAAAATAGAACCAAAAACAACACAACCAGGATAACTAGAATCTGGATGAGCAGAACACCCGCCGCGATTGTTCTTCGAGCCAGTTCTATCTGCTCATCAGTCCATTCGGGAATGCTTGGCTTTACGGGGACTGCGTATAGATGCCCGTCAGAAGTTCTAAAGTAGTCGTATTTCATTTTTCACCACACAGATATTTGGCACGAACGACGCCCGATCCGCCTTCAAAAGTTATCCGATACCACATATTGCCATTTACGTCATACAGTTTCTCAATTATCTCGACTGGCGTTCCGTCCGCAAAAGGCTCTTCGCGAACTAAAGGGAAAGACGTACCCGCGCCTGTGCGGATGTTCAACCCGTAAGAACCACAAACCACCATTTCAACCATTGGTTTGACTGTTTGTTTGGCAGTTCCTCCAAACTGTGAACTATTAGCACTTTTGGGCAACGTTGAGGCAACCCCGCAAGCCAGGGAAGTAAGAATTAACAAGACCATCAATCGGTTCATCATATTTTGCCTGTTTTCAATTTTGAATGGTTTACTCGTTTGCTGTTAGCGCGTTCCACTAACCACTCCGCCAATACAGGTTTCCAACTCTCCCAAGCGTCAGGGTTGTTGGTTTTGCTGATTGTGCAAACGGTCAGAGGATATTTACCGCGTTTTACGATCACAATTGAACGTGGAGGACTACCAACTGCAAACCAGCGCAAGTCTTTCCAGTCGCCAATGTGGGCTTCGCTGGCTATCTCGGTTAGCAGTTGTGTTTCTCGAACCTTTGGGATGGGCAAGGCAATGGGTGTTTGCACTACTAATTCCGTTGTTAGTTCCCATTGCCGCGAGTTTTTGTTTTGTTTGCAATCGCCTCGAATTCGTCAATTGCCTTATTCTGACCCATTTGCGCGCCTTTTTCGCCGTACAAACGAGCAAGCTCTGCGTTTCTGCCCTTCATCACAATTTTCTCGCCTTCGATTTCGGCAGTACGCTTATCCCTTGTTAGTTTCCTTGTTTGTTCCCTAAAATCGCGCTCCAGAGCCGCATCGGGGTCGTTTCGTCTGTATTGCCAGTCCGCGTAAAGGTGTCCGCCCGCTAACACAAAGATGCAAACAACCGCTAATAAACCTAAATACACTTCCATATTTGGGATGGTCAGTAAATATGCCATATCGCTCTGGGCTATTTCGATTGTCGCTCCCGCTAACATGGTCAACACGGAAGCCGAGAGGGTCAAATATACCATCGTGTTTGCAATTGACTCTTGTTTGTTTGTGTTAGTTCTGCCATCGTCAATTGGGTCTGCTTCATATTCCCGCCAACGCCAATAAAGATAACCTCCCTCCATCAAACAAACGCCTAAGGCGGGAAGCCATAATGCCCACTTGGGAGCAAACGTTCCAACTAAAAAATATGTTTGCGTGCTACTAACACCCAGAATAACTACCGTCATCCAATGGTCAACCAAAAAACGACCAAACCTTACCGCTTGTATTTTTGCTTTTTCTAAGGCGTCCATCATTCCTCCGTCTGTTTCCAAGTGCTGTTTGGGATTACTATGTTTCGAACTCCATCATGCTCCAGAAGTCCATCTGTTTCCAAGCTATCAAGAAGATACTTCATCACTGACTTTGAGGTTATCTTGCAAGCCATCATAATTTCATCATACGATGGACTGTTGCCGTTGTGTTTCTTTTTGTAATCAATGACGAATTTTATGATTCTACTTTTATCAAACATACTCGCTCCTTAGTGAACTTTCGTTCTATTCTAATTCCAAAGACTCCAGCCGTCAAGGGAAAACACGGTGTTTATTGCTATTCCAAACACTAATAAATTTCTCATATAAAACCCTTGCGCTTTTCCTTATATCGTATATACTTATGGAAAGGATAAAAAAAGATGATAGCTGTGATTAAATATGACGGAAAAAAGATTTTTGAAAAGTTTATGCGAATGGGCGCGGCATCCAGTATGCCCAAGATTCGCAAATGGCTCAGGACGGAGGAGAACATAACCGTCTCCCAGATGGGTCCAATCTGGGCAATGTGGAAGTACGCCACCCAGAACCCGGAAGAAGCGTTTCCCCTCTACAAGGTTTGGCACTTTGAGTATTGGTCAAACGTGAGTGTTATGGGAAAGATAATCGACTCAAACGCAACCTTTGAATCCTTCTTAAAGGATTGCCAGTATAGAATCAAAAAATCTGGCGATTCAATAATGAGCAAAACCGCATATAAAAGGTTTTGTAATAAGTATGGTCTTGAGGAGTAAAGAGGGTAGTATGCCTAAATACGATCTAATTGAAGCGGAGATACAATGGTGCGAGACACATCGCAATCCTGATGATCCTGAGCAAACGATCTACCAAGATGGTTTTGTTGCTGGTTTATATCAGGCACTTTGGCTAATGAAAAGTAGACAAACAAACGAAAATTACATTCCGAAAGATAAAGATGCCGTTATTCACCCAGATTGGTATTCTCTCGCGCTTTTGAAGCGCATTGAATTAACCAATTCGCAAATTGATACTCTGTTGAAAAATGAGTTGTCAACGAGAAGCAGAAAAAAAGTGTTGCAATATTTTAGGGCGCGCAAAAAGCCCCGCAAAGGAAATTAAATGAAAAAATTCAAAGCCGTGCCAGTGGCACACAGTAAAGATGATTTGGGCGGGTACAGGCGGGCATGCGGGGTGGTGTGAATTGGAAAAGTATTGGGTGGCACTTCGCCAGTAACGCAAACCGTTCTACCGCACTTGCAAACAAAGGAGTCTTATGACTAAGAAATTGAAACTTGAGAATACAGAGCGTGGCTTTGCTAGGTCAGATTTTGATGACCTATATGGTAGTCATTGCTCAATTCAGGAAAGTAGCCTTGCCACAGATAATGCAATCTGGCTTGGCGTGCATGAAGGTTCGGCGCAATATGACAATAAAGAAAGTTCTCGTATGCACTTGAATCAAGAACAAGTAGCGTCATTGCTCCCGCTTTTGGAGCGTTTTGTGAAAACTGGTCGCCTTCAAACGAGAAGGCGATAGAACACGGCGTGCAACGGATTTGCTTTACGGGCTGGCAAAATCGGGAGCAATGACACAATCCGCAAACCGCTCACGCAAACCGTTCGGCGGACACGCCCAACGCCCAGAAGGAGAAAAATGTTAGAACTGTTTTTGTCTGCTCTCGAAGATCAACTAGGTCTTATTGTAGACCCTCCATTAGCTCCTATTGCCCGCATGGGTATTATCAGCCAAGAAATCACCCGCATAACATCCAGCGGGCTAACAAAGCGTGCAGCGGATGTGCTGGAAGTCTGCGATAATTTCAAGAAAGCACGCGATGGTAAATGTTTCAACTGCGGTCACGCGGAATCCGTACACCGCTAGCGCAATCTGTTGACGTGGTACAATAAAGAAAACACGGTGTTTACTATGAACATAACCCTTGACATTAAAACCTTGAGAAAATTGGCGAATAAGAACTACACGCCTCTTATGGAAATAAATTTTGAGAACGACGAGGAAATTAAGTTTATTTACTTAGAGCCTGATTACGGAATGTGGGCACAAAAAGAATATGTATATCAGGACTTCGAGACTGGACTAAAAGAGGAAATACTCAGACTTGGCAAATGAACAATACTCAGAGGTCTACAAGATTAAGTGTAGAGCCATCTGGTATGACAATGGCTGTCCAAGCCCTAGAAAATTGGAAGAACTGAAAATACTACCTCCCGACGAATTGGGAAGGACTGTAAGAACCAGTGAACTGAAACACTGGATTTTTGATGGGGATTGGACTCAGTGGAAAGATGTGATGGACTCTGAGGTCGCCACGCGGACAGAAGAAGAACTTTTAGGTCGCAAGGTTGCTGTCATCAAAGAGCAACTGGAGCAGACTAAAGTTATACGCAACGCCGCATATCAAAATATAAAAGACGGTAAGTTTGATAGCTCTGCCTCTGCTGTGAATGCGTTTTTCAAAGCATCCGAAGCCGAACGAGGACTGATGCAAATCGAGAAGGTCATTGAAGATTTGGCTAAACGTCAGACATCAGACCTACAAAACGAATTCAAAGAGTTGGCAGAACGCGCAGGGGCGACAACCGTTGAGGCAGAGGATATAACAGAGGAAAAAGAAGATGAATAAAGAAAACACGGTGTTTACTCCAATGAGGATTTTGATAGCGTGTGAAGAAAGCCAGGCGGTTGCGATTGCTTTTAGAGAATTGGGTCACGAAGCGTACTCATGCGACCTGTATCCTTGTTCCGGCGGTCATCCTGAATGGCACTTACAACAAGACGTGAAACCGTTATTGCGTCAGTATTGGGATATGATTATCGCCCACCCAACTTGCAGATATTTGACCAATAGTGGAGTTTGCCATCTGTACGTTGGCAAGCGTAAAGAAAACGGAAATTTTCAGCCGCGATGGGAGAGCATGCGGGAAGGCGTAGAGTTTTTCAATTTGTTTTTAGACCTTCCGCATATTCCAAAGGTTGCAATTGAAAATCCTATAATGCACGCCTACGCAAGAGAGATTGTTAAATCTCCATACACACAAATAATCCAGCCATGGATGTTTGGACACATGGAGCAAAAGGCAACTTGCTTGTGGTTGAAAGGTTTGCCAAAGTTGGAAGAAACTGATAACGTCCACGAACAAATGATGGGGTTGCCGGATAAACAAAGACAACGATTGTACTACCTTCCACCTGGACCTGAAAGAGAAAAGGAGCGAAGCAAAACATTTCTTGGAATTGCTCGCGCTATGGCGGAACAATGGGGCAACGGCATTAATCGAACCTCAATGGAGTTATAACTGCCGAATCTTAGCAGTAGAAAACCTCTTAGTCAGGATGAGTGGAAGAAACTCTACCTGATCTCAAAAGAACTGGAAAGCAGGGGGGAGAAAGTACCTGAACAATCCATTGAACAATTCAAGGATAAAAAACGAAAAAAGTGGCCTGTTGACCCCAACGGGTATTTTGTGCGTAATGACGGAAAGTCGTACAGCCCCTCAGAGAACCACAAGAAATTTGTGGAAAGTACCGCCAGATTTTCAGCCCTGTACGGCCCGAGAGGTTGTGGAAAATCCGGTGGTGGAGGACAGAAGACTCTTAGAAAAATAATGCAGGGGGAAGATGGCGCGGTGATGAACCCCGACATGGAGAATTTTAAGCTATCAACGTGGCCTGAGTTGAAGGCGTGGATACCCTGGAAGATGGTAGTCCCTACACAGAAACACAGGTCGAGACCTGAGTGGGAACCGACCAAACCGTTTACAATGGTGTTTATAAATGGGGCAAGAGTCTACTGCAAGGGACTCAAAGACCCCGACTCTGCGCGCGGCCCTAATATCAACTACCTTTGGTATGACGAAGCGGGGCGCGATAAAACAGGACAGGGTTGGAAGATTGCCGTGTCCTCTGTCCGTGTTGGAAACAATCCTCAAGCGTTTGCAACTTTCACGCCAAAGACTTCCGAACACTGGACGACAAAGTTTTTTGTTAAGCAAGAAATCCCCGAAGATGTCAAACAACAGTTTGCGGAAGCGTTGGGAGATGATAAAATTCTCATAGAGTCTTTTCACGCAACGCGCGAGGACAACAAGGCGAATCTTGACCCCGCTTTCTATGCCTCCATCCTTGCAAGTAATCCTTCTGGATGGCTCAAGGCTCAAGAGTACGATGGAGAAGTTGCAGATGAAGGCGGTCAGATTGGTTATCGAAGTTGGTTTGATGGCAGAATCATCACTACGTTACCAACCAGAATTATAAAAAAGATACGCGCATGGGATACTGCCGCCAGTGAGAAGAAGGTCGCCAAAGACGACCCAGACGAATCGGTTGGTTCATTACTTATAAAATTTCTTCCAAAGGACAACCCTGAATGGATGGAACTCTACGGACACTTATTGCAAGAGGGGCAGGAAAAACAACCACATTTTATTTTAGAAAATCAAGTCGCTGGTTTTTGGGCGGCGGAAAGACTATTTGAAGTCATCAAGAATACTGCTAGATATGATGGAGTCTATGTTCCCGTTTACATTGACCAAGACCCAGGCGGGGCAGGCAAGAACCAGGTCGCTCTACTTGCCGCGTCTTTCAAGGACTCGAAGAACCCAGAACTCCATGCTCATCAGGTTCTTGAAGTGGATGTTAGAAAAGTTGGAGATAGAGTCCTCGCCGCGAACAATCACTGGTTTGGTGCGGCGTCAGAAGGTAGGATGTGGTTGATGAAAAGCAGTTGGAACGACGGATTCTTGGGTCAACTTGATGGATTTACGATGATTGGGCATGACGACAAAATCACCTCGGTCACTTCTGGAATGTATGTTTTGAACCCCGCGAAAAAATGGGGCAAACTCCCATTTGTCACATTATGAACAAGAAGAATAGAAATCGTTTCAAGCGTATGCCTCTGGTTTGTAAGTATCGCTGGCGAGGTATCGCAAAAAGCAATTATCGAAAACACGGAATCAAGAAGTTAAGGAAGTCTTATGCCAACTAATACAGGCAATGTTTCAACGCTAGACATTATCAACGCTCCGCAACCCACGAGAGAAGCGGGTCAGCGCAGTATGCGGGTATCGGATGCGTACTTTACAAGGATGATTCCAAGGTGGTCACAACCCTCAATTCTTACGCCTGGTCAATGGCGTGCGTGGGTGGCGAGTCAACCCGTAGCTGTGACCTGTAAAGACACCATGATCTCCAACATTGCCGACCTTGACTGGAAGATAACTCCTCGCAAGAGCGACATGCGCGATGAACTAAAGGGGACAATAGAGTATTATGAAAAGTTTCTTAGGAACGGCGGGTATTCGGGTTTGGATTGGATTGGATTTCTTGAATGGTTCATCTCCGACCTAAACGACCTTCCTTTTGGAACAGGATTTGAACTTGGCAGAAAGGGAGATACAGAGAATGGCAGAGTAATGTGGCTCGAACCCTTAGACGGCGGAACGCTCTACCCCACCAACAATAAAGACACTCCAATCATTCAATACTACAATGGGCATTATGCTTCGTTTCCCAAACACGCCATAGCAAGAGCCTACATGAGTCCACGTCCTGAAATAGAAAGAAAAGGGTGGGGTGTCGCTCCACCAGAAAAAGTATTCCTAGCTATGGAAATGCTGGCGAGAGGGGATAGGTATTATGCCAATCTTCTTCTCGACATCCCGCCCGCTGGAGTCTTTGATCTCGGAGATATTACATGGGAGGATGCGAATACATGGATTGAATCTTTCAGAACCTTTACACAGGGTGGAACAGCGGAGGGATTCAAGATTCCTGTTCTTGCAGAGCATACAGGGAAAGTACAGTTCATCCCGTTAGGCAAAGCCCCCAATGACATCATGTATGACAGGATTACCCTAAAATACGCGGCTCTTGTAACCGCAGCATACGGCATGACATTGGGAGACATTGGACTTGCGGGGTCGTCTGCTTCTGGCGAAACTCTGGCTGGCTCGATTCGTGGCGAACAGAAAACCAACCGAACAGGTAAGGCTAGAAACAAAGGAAAGATTAAGTACTTCATTGAAGGGATAATTCCATCTGTTTTACAGTTTGATTTTATTGACACGGACGGAGAAAGACTCTCCATGCTCGGACGCGCCAGGCTTGCAAGTGCAACCGCCTTCAATATGAACGTTCAAAATGGAACAATCTCTCCCGAAGAATCAAGACTGCAACAGATTCAAGACGGACTATTTACGATCTCCATGCCAGAGAAGCCGCCGAAAGATGCCAAGCCTACTTTGTTAGGCAAAGCCCCAGAACGCCCCGCATCCGTAGGCTCTCCCCAACCCCCCTCTTTAGGTGGAGATGGCGAGATGAAGTCTCTAGTCGGTCTGACAATTGAAAAAGGACGCTCGTTCAATGCCAGAATTGGCAAGTTAGTAAAACGAATCTGTGAAGACATTGCGCCCATACTCACAGAATCGTCTCAAAGTGTTAATGCGGATGATCTATATTTACTCCGCTCGGCTGTGGACGATTCCATTTTTGGAGAAGAGGACGTATTCAATATTGCGGAAATCCTCAAGGCAATTTGGGTACAGGATAATTGGGTCTCGGTCAAAGACGTAGACCTGCCTTTTGAACTAAAGGCTTTGTTCACTCAGAAATATATTTGGGAACTGACTGACGAACAGATTGACAAGATTGACTTCGTTCCTTTCGCAGAGGAACTAAAACACCGTGTTTCCTCGGAGATAAAAAACTTCATTGGAAAGTCGGCTGTCTCGATGTTGAAAGACCAAATCATAAATGACGCATTTGACAATGGCGATGGCACAAGTTACGATAATATAGTGAATGCTATACGAAGTCGCATAGTTGAGAACTTTGGCGAATTTTCTTCAACCTGTGTTGGGTTGGAGGCAGAAAAAATACTAGACGAAATAAGGAAAAACATAAATGAAAACAGTTAAGGTAGATCATGTAATTTTGACTCTCGCCCTCTCCCCTCATGCTCTTACATTGGGTGGACAGACACGCGAGGACATCAACCAAATGATTAATGCCCGTCTTGCGGAGGGGTACGATGAAGTAGAGGTTATCCCGCTTCGCACAAATATGGGCGAACGCGAACAAGCTACACACGTAATCAATCAGTACATCTTTCGCAAGTTCGAGAGACCCGTAGAATCAGCCAAATCCAAGAATGCTTAACTGGCTCGTCTTTGCGGCAGTCGGAAAGTTGATTATATATTTGTGGATGAAGTTTCCTCTGCCGCAGTCTATATTGGATAATACACAAGAAAAGTATATTTACCGATTTATAAAACAATTGCATGAGTGTGAACTATGTTCAGGAGTTTGGATATTTTGCGCCCTCGCCTTGTTCTTTGGAGTAGACATCTTTCAAGATTTATTTGGCTACATAGGGGCTATCCCGCAAATTGTTGGGAACTTGGTGACTGGAGCGGTAACTTCTTGGTTGGTGTTCATTTTTAACGCAGGTTGGCGAGAAGTATATCAAGAGGTGATGATAATTTAATGCCATACGAAATTAAGAAACAGGGCGACCAGTATTGTGTCGTCAAGGCTGGGGGCGAAACTGTAAAATGCCATGAAAGCAAAGACAAAGCCCTAGATCACATGCGGGCGTTATACGCCAATGTTCACGACTCTGCGATTGCGGAGTTCTCAATGAGCATCGTCAAAGCAACCTCCAAAGACGGAGAGATGAAATGGCGTTCTGTTAACTCAGACATCGAAGAGGATTTCTTTGGCGAGAGAATGTCTTTAGAACTGTTCGCAGACTTTAATAAACACATTGAAAATAAAGACTCTGTTCCAGACGTTTTCAAATCGGTAGTTTGTGAAGAGGATTGGTGCGGTGGAATGCCGTATGTTTCATTATCTCACTACAAGTCTGGAAAGAACAAAGTCAACGTTCCTGGAGAGGTCTCTAAAGTTTATGTAGACGGCAAAGCCCTAAAATCCACAGGAACGCTTTACGATACCCCTCTTGGCAAGGCGGTCTACAAGTCTCTTGAAAAAGATTTAGTAGAGAAATCAGATACCCCCGTTAGAATCTCAATAGGATTCCTTGACCTAGAACATTCGCACGGAGACAAGTTTACCTTCATGCGCAAGGGACTGACTGATAAGTGCCCTTTGTGTAAAGAGGGGATTGGGGATAAAATTTATAAGAAAGGACATCTCGTTCATTTGGCTCTCACCAGAGTCCCCGCAAACCCCAGAACAGAGATGGAGTTGGAGACAAAATCTATGACTACAAAACTCGAAGATGCAAAGTCTGTGGTTGAGGACGAAGAAGTGTTGAAAGGTCTTGAATTAAAGTCCCAGACCGAGAACGATGTCCTTGTCATCAAGACGGAAGATGCTGACGCAGACGAAAAAGATTGTCCAGAAGGCGATGAAGAGTGCATGAAAAAGCACAAAAAGGACATGAAGAAGGACATGAAGAAAGAAATGTCCACCACAACGTCTGATGCAGAAACCACCGTGTTTTCTCCCGCCAAATCAGAGGTTGAATTAAGCGTAAAAATCAACACAGAAGTTGCGGAAAACACACCTGTTGAGAAGGCTCTTTCCGCTCTTAGAAACAGGATTGACGCTCTCAAATCGCAAGGACTGACCGGCGACTCTGCCCTTGCTGAAATTCAGAAGAACTTTGATGAACTTGGGACTGTGGTAAAGTCTGAATTTATAGTTCCTCCCTCACCCGAAGAAGTCGCCAAAAAAGAAATGTCGGAAATCGTTCGATCTGCTATACAAGAAGCGTTACCTCAGGCGCTTATTCAAGTTGCTCCAATTCAAGCCAAACTTGAAGAAGTTCAACACGAAATGGCAGAGTTAAGGGCGTTAGTTACAAACAAATCCGTAACAATCAAAAGAGAAGAAGTTCCTCAACCCCGCAGTCTAAATGTAAACCTAGTGCAAAAAGCGGCAATTGAAACTCTCATCGCCAAAACTAAACCAAAAGACCAGTTTCAAGCCATAGCCGATCAGAGCATGGGTATTCAATAGACTCACCCGCAGGTTAAGCCGTAAGGCGTCTCGGCATATTCCTTTTAGGAGGACATTATGTCCGATGTAATTTTGAACGTCGGTGAAGATGCCGCAACTCAGCCCGCTTTTACAGAGGCTATGGTTCAGCGTGCCGCAGACCCGTTAGCGCATAACGTAGTTCTGCCTGCTGATTTTGCCGCACAATATCCGACCCCGCTCGACACCACAGAAATTCTCGCCATGTGCGAGGAAATCAATCTGTATCTCAATATCCCCGAATTAATGACGGGCTTGAAGCAAGAGACCTACCGCGAGATGACCTCGCTCGGTTTCAACTCAGGCTCAAGTTATATCTCCTTCGCGGACTATGTTTGTCCCGAAGAGTACACCCACGATGGCGAGAACGTCACTGTTGATTTGAAGAATATCGGCGCGAAGAAATCCCTCGGCATTTCCGACATCATGCACTCACAGGCTGTCGCCGCCGCTGGATGGAATGGCATTAATACCCTCGTTGGTGCTTCGCCCGCATTCTCAGGACTCCCGGGCACTTCCGACATTGGTACTTTCCAACGCCAGCACATTGCTGATGTGAAAGCCAAAGAAATGCGCTTTATGGCGACCCTCGTCCTCAATCAGTGGGATAGACTCCTCGCCGTAGGCAACGCCAGCAATAACGCTCTCGAATTCAGCGGTATTGAAACTTTAGTCACCGCCGTAAATGGCGCACATGTTCAGTCCACCGCCGACATCGCAGCTTCCGGCACGTTCTCGGCAACAGGCTTTGACCGCTTCCTGAGCGAGTCCTGCGCCGCACCCACCAAGATTTTCGGGCATCCCCAAGCTATTCAGGAAATGATGAGCGCATACTTCCAGTTGTGGGGAGCAGGCGTGCAGTCGGTTAGTTCTCAGAAGGGAAGTCGATTGACTCCTGGTTATAACTTCTCAGGCGAAGTCATCACCGGCATCGGAACTCTCGGTGTTGTGGCAGATGCTAACTTCACCCGCACAACCAACGGAACAGGCTTTGTTTCCAACCTATACCCGCTCCGCATGGTGCATAACGGCGAACCGCTGGTTTATCGCCGGACTCAGATTCCTCTCGCAGTCAAAGATTTAGCTCCAGGCTGCACATTTATACAATTTATGGAATTTGCGAAAACAGCTTTAATAATCAAGTACCGCTGCTCTCAAAGCAAGTTCCAGGCTACTTTTGTGGGCCGCGTGACCACATCATGTCCAACTATTTATTGAGCCTAAAACAAGAATAAAAATAAACACCCTTCATAAAGAGGGGTGTTTTTTATTAGAGTTTTATAATTGTTTATGATATGGGGTAAAATTATGGTAGAATATGTGTATGAGAAAAACTTCTGGAATCTACTACTATCGAAACAAGATAAATGGAAAAAGATATATTGGTCAAGCCCACAATATTGAAAGGCGATTGCGCGAACACAACTATTATCTTATAAAAGGAACAGATAAATGCGCCGCCCTACAAAGAGCAGTCAATAAATACGGAATAGAAAATTTTGAAGTCGGTATACTTGAGGCTTGCGAACCCGATAAAATGAACGATAGAGAAATCTATTGGATTGACCTGTATAAATCATCCAGCAGGGATGGATATAATATTTCAAATGGCGGAGAAAGCGGGTTATTTGGATACAAGAGACCGCCAGAGTTCGGGAAAAAGGTTTCTGCCTCCAAAAAGGCGATGCACTTGAAGATGACAGACGAACAAAAGAAGAAAATATCAGAACTTCATAAAGGAAAGCCAAAGTCAGAAGAAACTAGGCGGAAGATGTCCGAGAATCATTCTAGGTATATGCTCGGAAGAAAACACTCGGAGGAAACACTTGCAAAACTTCGCGTTGCTCATGGTGGAAAAAACGCATACCAGTTAGGGAAGAAGTCCCCCAATGCAGCATCTAAATATTTCGGGGTTAATAAACTCTTGCAAAAAGGTCATACATATTGGGCAGCAAACGTAAAGGCTTTCGGAAAAAGAACTTATGTTGGCATGTCCAAAATCGAAGAAGAAGCCGCCCGTCTCTATGATGCCTATGTCACAGAAAACAATCTACCCAACCCGCTAAATTTTCCAGAGGAGATGAAATGAACAATCATTGGGATTTGTATCAAGGTTATTGCTCTGTGTGCAGAACTTTTGATGATTACAGCGCATTTACAATATACAGCATTCCGTGTTACTGTAAAACTTTTCCAGAAGAACACAGGGTAATGAGGAGAATTTGCCACAAATGCAGAATAGAATTGATGAAGATAGCCGAGAAAACCTCATTCACATGGGATTTTCGTGAACACTACCGACTTTTGTCCATTGCCGCATCTCCCCCATCTCTTCGTCAAGATTTCGCAAAGTCTGTGAAAGGCGTAAAATGAATAATGTCCTAGATTTAACTCAGGAATTCAATCAATTATTTATCGCATCTGTCATTTGTGTGCTGTGCGAACAAGAATCAATCGAGATTGACCTACAAGATATTGAAAAGTATTGGCAGGGCGAAGTTTCAAGACTTCAATACGACATGAAGGTGGACATACAGGGCAAGAGCGGAACAATCACGTTCAGCCTGAAACCGTAACTCTCTAATCCCTGTCTAATCTATGTGTGATACCATGAAGGAAAATATTCAATAGTAGAAAAAAATGAAGGAGCGTTACGGATGGCTATCCCACTAGATATTACTGAACAAAACCCAGCACTGGGAGAATGGTGTATTTTATCAGGTTACAGAGGATCAATTTCGCATGGGTGTTATATTCCATCATCCGACCCCAACTCAATTGACGATAAAGATGTAATGGGTGTTTGCGTCCCCCCAATTGATTTCTATTTTGGCATTCATTCCGCATTTCCTGCAAACGAAATGTTTCCGTCCAACGGAACAAAGGAAATCAAAAAGGACGAATGGGATATAGTTGTTTACGATGCAAAGAAATTCATTGGTTTATTGGCACAGGGCAATCCAAATGTTCTAGCACTTCTTTGGCTTGAAAGTAATTATTACCTAAAGGTCACAGAACCAGGGCGTTTACTTATTGAAAACAGAAATCTATTCGTGGGTCGTCATGTCTACAAATCGTTTACTGGCTATGCTTACAGTCAGCTTCACCGAATGACACATGGAGGAACATACAATGGTCACGCCTCTGCAAAACGAAAAGAACTTGTCGAGAAGTATGGCTATGACTGCAAGAACGCCGCCCACCTTATTCGATTACTGAGAATGGGAATTGAGTTTTTGAAGGATGGAGAGTTATCTGTTTTACGCGAAGATGCGAGTCAGTTACTTGAAATAAAACGCGGAGAGTGGACACTTGAACAAGTACAGACAGAAGCAGAACATGGTTTCAAATTGTCGGAGCAGGCGTATCTAAATTCAAGCCTTCCGAAATCTCCCGACTTGAAGGCGATCAACAAACTTGCGGTAGATGTAATTCGTATGTCTTTGCAGATATGATATACTTTCAAGCGAACGGTCATTGAGGGCGTCCCACCACTAAGATGTAAGGCGCGGCAGTCCTAGCGGCGCTAGGCAGGTGAAACATCCAGAACCAGCGCACAGACGAGCGACCTGAGCCGTTCCAATATTTGTGGTAGAATATGGATGTTCATCTTATTCTCCTCCGCCCAACTCCTCTGAAAAGGGGAGTTGTGGTTTTAATGGGGACTGATAGAATTAGGGGAAGGAAACAAAAAAATGGAAACAATTGAGAAAACTTATTACGAATACAAGACACAATCTTTAGACGAATTCGCCGTTGCCCTTTCTCTTGGAGCAGAAGTGTTGTGGGTGGACAAGACCACAGACTCCAGATTTTACACGTTCGGACTCAAGGCAGAGTTTGACATGGAGAAAACAATGCTGGCTCTCGCGTCCAGAACACTTACGGTAAATGCGTATGGCCTCTGCGACGCTCTCAGACGTGCAAAATCAATAGTCCACAGAAGAGAGCCACTAATCTTGACGTAATTTCAGTTAGGATTTACACTATGCGCATGGTTAAGCGTGATGGGCAAGTAGCCCTGCAACAAAACTCTTCTAATAATATCCCAAGACAAGTAGAAGTTGATGGTGTTACATACACACCCGCGCTGAGATATAACGTAATCCTAGTATGGGTATTAGAAGAACACGCGGAGAAGATAATAAATTCCCCAAAGAATAAAGAAAAGAGTTGTAACTGTAACGGCGGAACATTTCGTCCGCAGTTTTTTTATGCTAGTCAGATCAACGTCAACATTTTCGAGACTGGCAATAGATAATAGGAGTAAACATGCAAGCATTTGTACAACTTCCCCCCGAAATTCAGAATCTAATCTTGGTTGGCGCAACCCTGTTGGTTGGGTTTGTATTCGCCAAAGCCGCAGAATATCTTCCACTTGAAAAGCTGAGTAAATATTTCCCAAAACTTTCGGAGTGGATTAAACAGAACTCAGCCGTAGTCAGCGTTTCAATTGCTGGAGTTGTGGTTCAACTTTTGCAAGGATACTTGAATCAAATCCCCGCAATTTGGGAAAATGTAGTAACCATCGCCTTTCAACTTTTAGTTACTATTCTCGCAACCTTGAAGGTGTTTGACGTTGCCAAGAATCGAAAGGTGAAGTACTTCCGCACCCTGTAAGTAAACACGGTGTATTCTAAAGAGAAGAGAAAATATGAAAATGCACATATTGGCGCACCTAGCTCCCCGGTCAAATAGGATTGATTTACTAATCAAGCAAATAGATGGAAATACGCTTGCCATTGGGAGAGGCGTTCTTTTTGAGGTTGTTCCAGAGGGTCAAGAAATAGAGCCAACTCTTAGTCTGCCCATTGAGTCGGCTCAAGAGTTAATGGATAGCCTTTGGCAATGCGGTTTACGCCCGTCCGAAGGCTCTGGTAGTGCTGGCGCGTTGAGGGCAACACAAAACCACCTGGAAGATATGCGAAAAATAGTATTCAAGATGATTGAAGAGAAAATATGAAATTTTACGTTATCGGATATAAAGGTTATATAGGCAGAGAACTTATGAGAAGAGGCTTTCTGGCTTTGGACTGTGATGTGAGAGACAGAGCATCTGTTCAAAGGGCGGCGAAATACTCCAAGCCCGATCTTGTAATTCACCTTGCAGGACATTCATCTGTAAACTTCTGCGAGGAGAAAAAGAACGAAAGAGAGGTCACGGACGTAAATGTGATGGGGGCTGGCAATGTATTTAGAGTTATGTCAGACTCAAGGATTCCGTGCGTCTTTATATCATCAGACCACATTTTTCATGGGGGGGTATTTGAGACACATAAGGAAGATTCCAAACTTACCCGACCAGTCAATTTCTACGGACTTTGTAAATTAGCAGCCGAGCAGTCCGCACAAATTTTTGACGCAAACATCATACGGACTTCGTACATTTTTGACTCCACCCGTCTTTATGACGACATATTGGATATGGATTTAAGGAAATATCCGACATTTATAAAAAGGTCTTTCCTGCATCTGTATGATTTCTGCGATATGTTGAAAAAATACTGCGATAATTTTTACACAATGCCGAAAGTGCTACACTTATCTGGAAGTATGGTGGTTTCGTGGCATACATTCGCTAAAGAAATTGCAAGACAATATGGCTATAAATCCCCCAAACCCAGGTTCTTTGACAACAAGAATTTCCCTCCGCGCCCTCATAATGGGGGGCTGGATGTAAGTCTTTCCCATTCTTTAGGCTTCCCAGGCGTGAACTACGTAAGCGGAATTGAGAGGATGAAACATGAAGGTTAGTTTTGTAATACCAAGCTGGAATCACTTTGAGTTGGTCAATCAGCTTCTTGTAGATATTCGAGATAACTGCACTCCCGATGAAATCATTGTGGTAGACGACTGCTCCACAGACCAGAAAGCCATAGATGGGCTAGATTGGTGGCGAGACAATTATGGCGTAACGGTTCTCAAAACTCCTGAAAATCAAGGGTTTCTTAGAACGTCCAACTTTGGCATGAAACAAGCCAGTGGAGATATTATCTGTCTGATCTCCACTGACGTGAGAATTTATAAAGACATCGCTCTTATAGCTAAAGGAGCGCAACAGATTGAAGGAAAGATATTGTTGGGTGGAAAATATTACAACGAGAGTACGGGGTGGAACTATTTTGGTGGACGCATTTTCCCTTACATCGAGGGTTGGTTGCTGATTGCCAAAAAAGAACATTGGGAAGAATTAGGATATTTTGACGAGCGTTACGCCCCGAACGATTTTGAAGATGTGTGTCTTTCTACAACGGCAATTTCTAAAGGATTTAGCTTGGCTCGAATAACCCCAGACGCGGGGACGGTAGTTGAACATATTGGAGCGCAGTCAATTGGGTATACAGAAGAAAGACGCGCCCTGACCGAAAGAAACAGGGTGAAGTTTGCGGAGAAGTGGATAAAATGATAGAAGAATTAGAACTTGAACCTCAAGTAAAAACCTGGCAAGTTGCCGAGAAACCAAAAATAAAGGTGCTATGTCTCTCGATCTGGTATCCCCTCTCGATGAGTCGCTACTTCGAGCGGGCTTTTCGCAGGCGTGACGACATAGATTTTATTGCGGCAGGTTCTTATACAGGCTCTAATATCCCCTGGATGGGAGGACTCAACCTTTTAGAGAAGTACGCAAAAGTCCCCGAACTTCCTCTGCCCTTTCCTCCGAATGTTAACAAAATTTCGTATGACTTCGTAAAGGCGCAACTTCCTAAAGATTGGATACCTGACTTGGTTTTGGCAATAGATGCTGGAGTTAACTGGACATCCAAGCCTCAGGATGGACTTGTTGCAACTATTGCAACAGACCCGCATTGCCTGAATTATGACCACCAACGCAAGATTTCAGACAAGTTCTTCAACATGCAGTTATGCTATTCACAACAGGGAGACATATATCTTCCGTATGCTTACGACCCCTCGGTTCACTATCTTATGGTTCACACTCTTGAGGGGGAGGACTCTTTCTCGCAAAAATTGGACGTAGCCAACCTGTTCAGAGACACAGACGCAGTTCTTATAGGAATGCCCTACGAGAAAAGAGTCAAGTGGGTGAATGAACTTAGAAAACACGGTGTTTCTGTCATCTTCGAGAACTCCCCTGTTTTTGATGAGTATCGGGAACTTGCGAACAGGGCACGAGTGGGATTGAACTGGTCATCGCTCAACGATCTAAATGCAAGAGCATTTGAAACTCCCGCCTTTGGACTTGCGCCAGTAATGAACCGAGTTCCAGACGCGCACTTGTTTTTGACTGAAAATGAGGATTATCTTGGATTTGACGATTTGGGCGAGGCGGTAGAAAAGGTTCTGTATCTCAAAAACAACCCAAAAGAAATTGAACGTCTTGCCGTCAACGCCTATGAAAAGATTCTCCCGCACACTTACGATGCCCGTGTTCAACAATTGTTAGAGGAGTGCGGTTTCGCATAAATATTATGACAGGCTCATATTCTTTTGAAGATTATCTTTACCCGCGAGCATCTGGCGGATGGTCTATTATAAATAATTACATTCCTCCAAACGAGAAGAAAACGTATTTCAAATGCGAAAGCTGTGGCGCAAAATACGTTATTCCAGAAATGAAGGGCGCAAATCTGATAAGGCTTGTTTGTTCGGGGTGCGGAGGAAATCTTGAAGAAGTTCAAAAGTAAACCTCTTGCTTTTGTAGCGTCAACCCTTGTATCTCACAAGGGAACGAATAGGAAATTTGTTAAGAAGTACATCGTCATTTCCAAGTCCATCCCCAAGAATACCGAGGACTTGGGCGCAATGGAAAACGAGGAATTCCTAGAGTCTAAACAGCTTCTAGGATATGAGGTAGTAATCAAATGACACAAGCTCCGAAGGTAATTAGAATTCAAGGTCGCGCAAGACGCGCCTACGATGAAGGCAAAGAAATCTACCGTGAGGATAAGATATACGTCCCTTCCGAAAAGGCGTGGTTCTACACAATAGATACTGACAGCCATTTTGTGTACAGACAGGATTGGAGAGTTGGTTCGTCTCTTATGTGTTCGTGCGGAAGTACTGGCGGAATATATAATCCAGATGTTTACATGCGCTTTACTTCCATAAATAGGGGTAGACTAATTTGTTGTAATTCCATGATGCAACGCGGAATTCACGGTGACGGAAGTTCAGCATGAATCTTGTTATCGGAGCTAACGGTCTCGTAGGGTCTGCCCTAATGAGACACCTGTCTGACGCGGTGGGAACATTCCACACAAACAAAGACAATCTGTGTCCAGATAGAAAATATGAGTATTTGGACGTAACAGACTCTAAGAATATTGCAGATGTATTCAAGAAGCACAAACCCAAAAAGGTGTTTCTTGCCGCCGCCAATCCCCATGTGGACGCCTGCGAAAAGCCCAATACGGATATTGTGAATGTTGACGGGCTGAAACAGGTCATCTTAATTTCTGCAATCTTTCGCTCGCAACTTATATTCTTTTCTTCGTCCTATGTATTTGATGGAAAGAGTCAGACAGCCTACAAGCCAACCGATGACCCCTATCCCATCAATAGATATGGCAGGCAGAAGGAAATCATAGAGAACTGCATATTTGAGTTTAGTGATGAAGTGCAATATTTGATTATTCGCACCGTAGGAGTATTTGGAGAAGAAGGAAAGCCCAAGAATTTTGTCTCCCAAATAATCAAAGCGGTGGCTGAAAACAAAAAGGTACACGTCCCCACCGACCAGACCATGAATCCTGTGTATGCAATGGACTTGGCGAAAGTCGTCATTCACTTGTCCAATAGATATATGGACGAGGTGTTTCACGTCGCTGGCGATAAGTGTATGAGCAAGTACGACTTCGCTATAAAAATAGCCTATAAACTAGGATGCACCAAGCCACACGATCTTATTGTTGGTGTAAAGTCTGAGGACATGAAACAGGTTGCCAACCGTCCTTCCAATGGGTGTTTGGATTGCCGAACTCTGGAGACAAGAGCGATGAATGTTCCAAACTTTGAAAAAGGACTGGCGAAATTTCTGGAAGGTAAAAAATGAAATCAATAATTACGCAGATTACGTTTCCACATATCTCTACCCATTGTTCTTATCTCCAATCGGAAGAAAGCCTGAAATATGTGAGATGTTATATATTAGAACATAAATGGATAACAGATGATGGAAAACCTCCCTATGATGGAGAATACTGTTTGTGCGGAAAGACGACATATTATAGTGGGTAGTCTAATTGAATCTTGACGAGGATAAGAAGAACCTCAAAGAGCAGATACTCGCTCTTTCATCAATCTACACAAAGAAAAGACTACAAACTAAATTCATAAAAGGCGAGACTTACATCCCTGCTTCTGGCTCTCTGCTGGAAGAGGAAGAGGTTAATAACCTTATTGAGGTCGCTCTGAGTGGGTGGGTAACAGAGGGTGAATATTCAAAGGCGTTTTCAAAGGGTCTTAGAGAATATCTCAATTCAAGATTTTGCACATTATGTAATTCAGGCTCAAGTGCAAACCTTCTGGCAATCACAGCAACTACGCAAAAAGAGTTTGGAAGAAAAGCCGCCAAAGAAGGGGATGAGTTTATTACCGCCGCAGTTGGATTTCCAACGACAGTTTCAGGTCTTGTTCAAAATGGAATAGTCCCCGTATTTGTTGACATAAATCCCGTATCTCTTACTCCAGACGTTGAACTCATAGAACAGGCAGTAGTTGAGGGAAAAACGAAGGGAATCATCCTTGCTCACGCTTTAGGGAGTCCGTATGATGTGGATTCAATTCGAGACATTTGCGATGAGTATGGGATATGGCTAATCGAGGACGTTTGTGATGCCGTAGGAAGTCGGTATAACGGAGAACTGGTAGGGACTCAAGGCTCAATGGCTACCATGTCCTTCTTTCCCGCACACCACATCAATACGGGTCAGGGAGGTGCAATCTTCACAAATGATGGACTTGTCAAAAAAGTTTTAGACAGTCTACACGCCTGGGGACGGAGTTGTTATTGCCTTCCTGGACAAGACAATACTTGCGGAAAGAGATTTGGTTATTGTATTGGTAAAGACATTGAGTATGACCACAAGTATGTTTTTGACAGAATAGGTTACAATCTTCAAATCACAGACATGCAATCAGCTATTGGGCTAGCTCAACTTGATAAGATAGCGAGATATGAAGAAATCCGAAAACACAACTGGCATAGGCTGAAAGAGGTATTCTCGGAGTACAAGAAATTCTTTATTCTTCCCCAACCCATCAAGGGTGCAGACCCCTCTTGGTTTGGTTTTCACGTTACCGTAAAAGGAACTTCGTTTACCCGCAGACAAATAACCGAATACTTGGAAAGCAAGAAGATTGGCACAAGGCTTTTGTTTGGCGGAAATCTTCTTCAACAGCCCGCTTTCAAACACATTCCCCATAAAGTATTTGGAACTCTGGAAGAAAGCAATCTTATAACCTCAAATACTTTTTGGTTGGGTATTCATCCTGGGATTGACGACGAGAGACTTTCGTATGTTATTGACACTCTTCACGAATTTATGAGTTCTTATAAATGAACAGACCTAATTGGTTTCCCAAAGATAAACCCTGGTGGAAATATTATCCGCCTATTTTTTCTTTTGATTTTTTAATATATCATATTACAATACGGAAGGTAATTTTGTTTGAGATTCAACGCTTTCCAAGTAGACAAGTTGGATATAATAATAAATTGTGTTTCTTGTGTTTTGAAATTACATGGCTTCCGTCAGGAATTTTATGAAGGACTGCAAATGAGAGACTATAAACGAATAGATTCATACCTGAATATTCTGGCAAAAGACATCTATCCCCAGCCACCGGACGATGAACATACTTCTTTAGCGAAAGAGATTATTGATATATGTATGCCATATATAGGTTGCGAGTCGGTTCTTGACATTGGGGCGGGACAGGGAATGGGCGAAGCCATGTTCAAGGCTCATTTTGTAAATAATTACGAGGGTATTGCGCTTGGGAGCGATGTGGAAGAGGCTCAAAAACTTGGAAGAAACGTAAAAGAGATGGATTTCCATTTTCTTGAATATCCAGACGACTCCTTTCAACTCGTATTCGCAAGACACGTCCTAGAACACTCGCCCATGCCTCTGCTGGCTCTGATGGAATGGCACAGGGTTTCCAGTCTATATCTTCTTCTGGTTCTGCCCGCTCCCGAACATTACGGATACATAGGCAGAAATCACTACTCTGTCATGGGAAAACAGCAAGCCAAGTGGCTCTTGAGAAGGGCTGGCTGGCATGTTGTAGCCAAAGGATACACAGATACGGAATATAGATTTTTGTGTGAGAAATTGCCTGTTCTGGGGTACGAGGGGTTTGCGAAAATCCCACTTTCCACCCAATTATACGAGGAGGACAGAGATGCTTGATGTTTCGATTGTTATGGGAGCTTTGGGCAGACCCGAAGAAACGCGGCGCACGCTTAAATCATATACGAAATTGACCTATCCAAATTGGGAATTGATTTTTATGAATCCCACCAGACCACAGGTTGGTGAGGATAATCTGGAATCCTTATATAACGAGTTCAAGGATGTTTTGCCTATTAGATATTATCATCTAAACGAATCGGAGTGTCGAACGCCTGCGGCGACTTGGAACACTGGAATGAACTATGCGGAGGGTAAGTTCGTAGTAGTTTGTAGCGCAGACATTCTTTTGTCTTATCCCGACCTGATTGAAAGATATTTGTCTCAATACACTGGTATAAGAATAAGCGTTAATACATATAGGCTTACCAGAGACATGACCGCCTCTTTAGACTCTGTGGATTGGTTTGGAAATCCGGATATAATCCAAACTTTTCCGGGGTTTCTCGATACAGAGATAGAGGGACAAGCCAACGCGGCTCGTCTGTCCGCCGGATTGCTCACCCACCATACGGGCATGACAAAAGAAAGGTGGGAGTGGTTCGGGAAGTTTAGAACCGAAGTTTCCCATCTTGTAAATGACCAAGATATAGTAAAAAGGGAATTTGCTTTGAATGTTGGGGTTGACACTATGGAAGGATATGTAGCTTATCATCAAGCACATCCTCCGCTAATCGGATCGTTTCAACCAGTTTCTTCACCTGGATGGCAATATGCTAACGAAATGCAGGCTAGACTACTTGAGCCTGCTACAAGAGACGCCGCATGATTTCCCGCCTGATACATCAAGTTTGGATTGGCGATCAATCTAAAAGACCTGAAAAACTTATGAACACGTGGAGAGAACTAAACCCAAATTGCGAATATATGATGTGGACAGAGGAAGCTCTGTTAGAGTTTAGTTTTGTAAACCAGTCTAAAATTGACATCATGGAAGACATGAATGGTAAGTGCGATATTATGCGGTTTGAAATACTTTATAAATATGGTGGTTTTTTGGTAGACGCTGATAGCGAATGCGTCAACGCACTTGACGACTTCTTCTTTGATAATGACAGGTTTACGTGCTACGAAAACGAGCAGGTTGGAATAGATACCGAGACTGGAATTACGCTTATTTCAGAAGGGTTTATGGGCTATCAAAAAGAGGATGGGCTTTGTCGTGAGTGTATAGCAGAACTTGGTAGAATTGACATGCAAAATAAGAGGGGATGGGAAGTAACTGGAAACAGATTTTTTGCCACCATGATAGACAAGTGGAAAGATGCGTATCCCATGAAGATATATCCTAGCTGGTACTTCATCCCCAAGCATGGAACTGGCGAGGAATACAAAGGTGATGGGAAGATATACTCAAAACATTATTGGGGCAGTACGTTTGGGCTTTACGGAGATTTATGAAGATAATCGTAGCGGTGCGTTGTTATAACGAATCTAAGAATGTGGAAAGACTCGTGCGTGGGTATGATTTTGCCGATGAAATCCTCGTATCTGATGGCGGGTCAAGCGACGATTCGGTGGAGAAGTTGAGTAAATATCCAAAAGTAAGGATAATACACTTCTCTCAATTCGAGGAAAAGGAAGGTCTTAGGTGGAATCCCGACAATCCCCACATAAACTTTCTACTAGACGAGGCAAAAAGGTCTGATCCAGACATTATTATATATGACGATTTTGACAATGTGCCAAACTATCTTCTGAGAGATAACGCCAGAGACATTCTTGAGAAGTGCGACAAGCCACAGGTCAATGCTTTCAGACTTTATATGTGGGGCGACACAAGCTACTTCCCGTACATGAATAGAGACTTCGATCCCGCTTATCGTTCCCTGTGGGCATGGAAACCTAGAGAGATAAACATCCGAGCAGACGAGACCCTTAGACATGGATCAATCATAGGAACTACCCCACAAGACTTTCTGCCAATTGAACTTCCCATGTGCCTTCTTCATAAATCATGGCATCCAGACACGGTGGACGCTAAAATCTCAAAGTACAAACTTTTTGGTATTGACATGGGGCACCCTCTTACAGAGTATGGAAATCCAATAGCATTGCCGGAGTATGCACACGAATGAAACTAATACTAAAAGATTTAAGCGAATCGGTTATAGATTTAGAAGAACCAGAAATCAGGATTGTAGACAAGCGACATCCCGAACGTTCCTATGTGATTAATTTGGTTGGTGGTTACATGATGTTAGATGCTGAATATGCAAATAGATTTCCGCGTAAGTCTTTCCATGTAACTATGGACTCTTCCGCAGAAATTGTCGAGATGGAAATGGACAAAGAGTTCATAGAAAGGGTAACAAAGTATGGGACTTAGAATTGCCCTTGTAATGCCGAAGTCTACTTTTCTTGAGTCTCCAATGGTATTTCAGCCACTTGGATTATTCTATATAGCGTCTCGCTTAGAGTCTATGGGACATAAAACATATTTCTTTGATTTGAATGTGGACGACTTCCCAGAAGATATATATGATGAGATTTGGGTGTCTGCTACCTCACCTCAAATGGCGGAAATAAAAAGGATTGGAAAGATATTATCCAAATACAAAGCCAAGACCGTTATTGGCGGGGCGAGTGTATGGGCGCATCCAGAAGGGTGTAAAGATTTAGGTTATGATTTGATGGTTGGGGGAGAGGCGGACGAACCAAATAACATGCAGAAGATTCTTGACACAAAAAGTGGATACCTTTTCTTGCCAGTATCAAAAACTTTAGATTGGGCTTTATCTCCCATTCGCAGGTGGTCTTATAAATATAATTCTTATCTTGAGGGTAGAAATGGGGAGAAAAGAAAATGCAGCACTTTATTTACATCTCGTGGCTGCCCGTTGGAGTGTGCATTTTGCGAATCTGGAAGGCATGGAATTATTTGGGACAGACTCACTCGATACGAACCCTTAGAAATCGTAGAGCAACAAATTAAAGAATGTTACGATTTGGGTTATCGGGCAATTGCAACGTATGATGACATATTGCCTCTTTCAAAGAAGCGCATGTTCCAAATGATTGAGCTGTTCAAGAAATATGGAATGATTTGGCGTTGCTTCCTGCGGAGCGACATTATCAATAATCAGGGCGGATTTGAATATATGCAACAAATGGCGGAAGGAGGGTTGGTTGAAATCTTCGTTGGCGTTGAGAGCGCGGACAACCGCATCAAAGAGGGGATTACAAAAAAAACGACCATTGAGCAAGACCAGAATATTGTAGATTGGTGCAGGAAGCTAGGGATAAAATGTAAATTGAGCTTTATCCTCGGGCTTCCCGGAGAATCTATGGAATCAATGGAAACAACTAGAAGATGGATACTTTCCCAAGACCCCAAAGGTCTTAGGATTCAATTGGGCAGACTTATTCCGTTCAGCGGGACTCCTCTTACAAAACATCCCGAAAACTACGATCTGAAATACGAAACTCAAATAGACGATAATTGGTTTTATCGTGGTAAGATGGACATGGAGTCGCATAGTTTTGTGTCTACCAGCCACTTGGCGGTAGAACAGATAGACACATTCTGGAGAAATCTGGAAAATGAACTCACAGAAAAAGGATACGAAAAATGAAAACAAAATTTATGGGAAATAATCAATTTTCAGGAAAGACTTTGGAAGAACGCTTTTGGGAAAAGGTTGACATTCGGAAAGAAGATGAGTGCTGGGAGTGGCAAGGAAGTCGGCATTGGCAATGGAAATACGGGAATTTTAATTACAATGGAAAAAGCATCGCCGCCCATAGGATTTCTTGGGAATTTTGCAATAAAAAAGAAATTCCGGCGGGGATGTGCGTATGTCATAAATGCGACAATCCTCCCTGCGTAAACCCAAGTCACCTCTTCTTGGGGACTGTTGCGGATAATAATTTAGATAAAAAAATGAAAGGAAGACAAGACGAAAAGGGTGAAAAGAACGGAAGGGCTAAAATAAACAGAAATGACGTTGTTGATATAAGAATCGTCCATAAACTAGGGGCGACCTACGCCAGCATTGGCAGAGAATACAGCCTTGATCCGGTTACAATTTCTGGTATATGCAAGGGTAAGCTATGGTCACACATTACGGATGCCCTATGAAAAAAATAATACACTTCTTGGCTAATGACGGTTCGCCTCTTGGGGTTACTATGAAAAGTTTATGGGGAGAAGATGGAAGGCTCGGATGTGGGGGGGCTGAAAACGCACTATTGACCATCTGCGAGGGATTCCACAATCGGGGATATGACGTAACGCTCTACAACAATCCAGACGAAGCCAATGCCAGTCCATTCAAGCAAAAAACACTACAAGAGTTTGACCCGTCCGAGGACAGGGATTATCTTATAGTTTTTAGAAGCCCCAATTACAGAATTGCAGGCGCGAAAGGTAAAATCATTTGGATGAGCTGCGATCAGCACACCGTTGGGGATTTCAAAGAATTTTCTCAAAAAGTTGAAAAGATTGTCGTTATCTCACCTTTTCACGCTCAATACTTCAAGGATATGTATGGCATAGAAAACACGGTGGTTATTGATCTGCCCGTGCGAGTCCAGGACTATCAGCATGACGTAAAAAAGGTGTCACAAAGATGTATTTATACGTCTATCCCAGACAGAGGGGTTATGCAGTTACACAAAGCGTGGCCACTTATAAACAGGGAAGTTCCTGAGTCATCCCTAGTAATCACGTCTGACTGGCGTTTGTGGGACAATCGCATAGATAAATCCTGCGTACAGCCCTTCCAACTTGCCTATGCCCGCCATCCAAAAGTGTCGTATATTGGGGCGGTAAAGAGAGCAGAGCTTATCGAATATCAGTTAAGTGCGGAATTACTGCTATATCCATGTATATATGATGAACTTTTTTGCATAACAGTGGCGGAGGCGCAAGTGTCGGGCGCAATTCCAATTACTTCTCAAATGGGTGCTATCCAGACGACAAATGAATTTGGCGTTCAGGTAGAGGGCTCTGCAACCGAGGATGACTTTATAAACAGATTCGCCGCGTGCGCTGTTGCTTACCTAAAAGACCCATACTTGAAAGACAGGCAGATTGAAATGCAGAAGAAAGCAATTGAAAGATTTTCCCTTGACCGCATTTTAGGTGAGTGGGAGGAAAGGGTATTTGCATGAAAAGAATAGTGGTTGTTACAGACATGAATCCCTCTGGCTCTGGGTATCTGAATATCTCAGTACCCCTATTTATCCTGCTTTCCAAAGACTATGATATACGAATTATAGGGCTTGGGTATGCAGGACAGGAGAATAACTATCCCTTCTCGGTTTTGCCATGTAGAAGCACAGATGACGCTTTTGCTATGGTACACAATCTAATCACCCTCGCCCCCACCAATCCAGACATCATTATTGTAGCTCTGGACATTCCCATGCAGATTTCATTCTATGAGAAGTTTGCACAATACAAGAAACCTTACATTGCCATTACTCCATTGGAAAATCCCCCGCTCACGATGTCTTGGGCTGGACAGATGTTGGGAATGGATTGGGTGTTCTTTATCTCAGAGTTGGGTAAGCAGGCGGCTTTGGTTGCAGGACTCAAGAATGTTGACCATCTTGAAATAGGAATAGACTCTAACTTCTGGCGAGTACCTACACCCGAAGAGAAACAAGGGCTTCGTAAAGGCATGGGCATTGCCGACGATGAGTATGTTATTCTGACGGTGGCAGACAACCAGGAACGCAAGAACTTATGGGCGGCGATGTGTGTTACCGCAGAATTGAAGATAAAGGGTAGAAAGGTCAAACACATTCTAGTCACTCGTGTAGAGAGTCAATTCGGGTATAAGATACGTGACCTAGCCTTGACTCTGGATATAAACAAAGAACTTGTTACTATGAACAGGGGAATGCCGAAGGAAAATCTTTGGTCGTTGTACGCTATGTCGGACTGCTTTTTGCTCAGTTCCAAAGCTGAAGGTTTAGGCCTCCCAATTATGGAAGCAATGGCGAGCGGACTTCCTGTGGTCGCCACTGATACGGGAGCTATACATGAATTATTAGAAAATGGGAGGGGATTCCTAATTCCCGCCGAGTACGAGATGATTGACGTGTGGGGGAATGAGACCAGAAAGATGATGAGCATATCTTACGCCACCACCGTCATTGATGGGCTTATCTCCAAAGACAAACCAGAATACTCCATCCCCGCCCGTCAATTTATAGAGAGAAAATCGTGGAAAATACCCGCAATCCAATTGGGAATGAAAATTGAGGAATTGACACATGTCCAAGAATAGAAAACACCGTGTTTACTCAAACACTCTCAAGCCCGCAGATATAGATGTCGTGGTCGTCACTGGCGGACGATGGGATTTTCTGAAAGAATGCCTTGAAGCACTCCGAAAACAGACTGTTCCGGTAAATGTCATTCTTCTCGATAATGCCTCGGACTTGACCGAGAGACAACAAAACAACGTTCTCTTTGAAGGACTGACCACGAAAAGGCTACAACAGAGTTTAGGATTTCCTGCCGCGAATAACGAGGGTGCAAGAATGGGGTCTGCCCCACTCATCCTATTTCTCAATGACGACTGCGTCCTGAAAGAGAATGCGATTGAGAAGATGGTAGAGACCATGAAAGACCCGACTATTGGAGTGTGTGGCGCAAAACTCCTATTCCCCACTGCCTCCACATCCCCCAATAGACCTGCGGGAAAAGTTCAGCATATTGGCATGGGACTAACTATTCGAGGAGACGTTGTTCATCCACTACTGGGATGGTCTGCCGATAATCCAAAATGCTGTATATCAAGAGATGTCTTTTGTGTGACGGGCGCATGTATGATGACCCGCAGAGACTTGTTTAGAAAAACAGGCGGCTTTGATCCTGTATTTGGCGCGGGCACTTTTGAGGATGTTGATTTATGCCTAAAGATAAGAGGGTTGGGGAAAAGAATCTTTGTAAACTGCGAAGCGCAAGGATTTCACTACGCGGGAGCTACGGTAGAAAAGAAGGGCGTAGGATTTCCACTGCAAATGAACAGCCTTATTTTTCAGGCAAGGTGGAGGGGTTCTCTTCAATGGGATGAGTGGATTTGGTATTAATCCGCTGCACGCTTTGGTAGAGGGCGGGTACATTTCTTCCCACCACGTATATTTCCACTCGTTATAAACACGCCACAAATCCCAGGCGTGAGTAAATGCCTGCTCATGCCTATCGCATAACTCGCAGGTTCGATCATAAGGATTTCGATATTTCCATTTGTGCATGATAGCCTTCTAACTTTTGCGTGAGATTGATCCGTATGGACATTTCATAATAGAAAGTATACATCATTATTGTGATTTTTCATTAATTCCAAATTAGAGTTTGAACACTCGTAAAAACTGATTATAATTACTCCATGCAGACATACCCACATTCCTCGGCAATCATTTTAACAAATTCTATTTTTCAGTTATACGGCGGACAAACGGGGTCTTTTGTTCAGGCTCAACTTGACGCCGCCTATCGCATAGCCGAGCAACAGGCGACAATTTATCTAGGAACTTTACTGCTTCCCACCATTGTTACGGGGACTTTCGGACACTCTCCGAGGATTGTCACAGACTATGGATATGTCAGTCAAATACTTGCAGTAAACTTCCTGAGTAAAGATAACCTGACTGCATGTACTCTGAAATCGGATAGTGGTTGCGCTTTTATTTTTGAAGATACGTTTGGTTATCTTGATGTTTCATGTCTCACGAACTATTGTAACTGTTCAAATTTATATAGTCCGTACCAGATTCAAGTGGCCTACGAAGCCGGTCTGCCAACTGGTGTAGCAACTCAGCCCGCAGCACTTCTGGCATTGACAATGGCGGCTCAGATAAGTTTGAACGAGATGAGTTTTCCGTCCGCCAACGAAACAACTGGAGATGTCGGAGTGCAGGAATTTAGTAGTTTAGGATATTCCGAAAAACGTGTGCCTCTTGGCAGAAATGCGTTCGGCAGTTCTGCAAAAAGCCAAAAAATCGCGCAACTATTAAGCTCTACGATTCGTCGTGCTTTGCCGCGTCTTTACTTGAGGTAATCAATGCCAGCGGGTTACAATCGCATCTGTGAATTAATTTCCTTCTCGTACCCCTCCGATGATTCTAGCGGCGGGG